GCTTTTGTCTCGTCCCTGTTCAATCGCCCATGCATAATCCAGTACACCTTTAAAGCAATGCCGACGGTCACTAATACGTTTTCGAAGAATTTGGAGGTCAGCATTAAATCGGTGGATATCAATATCTACCTCATAGGGATAACTGACATCGACACGTACCAGTAGTAATTTACAATGTCTATCCAATAACGCTTCAAAGTTGTCTTTAAGGACAATAAAATTACGTCGGCGTTGTCGTTTATGCTTTTTAATAAAAGCTTGATGTTCGTCCAATAGGCCATCACAGAAATTGAGAAAATTAGACCGTGAATGGAACAATGATCTATTTGAGCTTGTTCTACATGTAAGCCTTGATGAACTATGAATCGACATCAAGTCAAAGTAAGCTTGTAACATGGGTGAATATTCAAGGTCAGGATCATAAATATTAGTAGCAACTTCCCAATAATCTTCAAGTTCGTATTGAACTTCTTTCCAATGATATTTGTCAGAACAAATATCCAGCATCAAGTCTTCGATCTGAATGAGTATTTCATTGTGATTCATGTAAGTATCTCCTATGGTCCTAACCCATAGGAGAGATGACTCTGTAATTAACTACCCAAGGGTTTGATGAATCAGAAATGAAAATTCTTTAATACCAATCATGAGATTTTCTAATCTTAGATTTTTAGAAAGAAATAATTTATAGTTGTACACTCGTATGATTTATAGATTTTTTTTAGCGAACATGGTTTTGAATACATACTGAGTACATATGGATTTATAAGTTATGTAATTATAATTAAATTTATATCCCAGCGATTTTTTAAGTCATATGTACAATGAGAGGTTAAGGAGATAAAGCAGTAAAGCTCGATGGGAGAGGGATTTGAAGCTATCAGATGTTACTAATTATAAGCCCTATTCAAGTTCAAAATACAAACAAGAATTAAGGCTCTCTAAATTTATATGTACTGGCTCAAATCTGATCAGACAGTTACCCATTTTTTAATGTGCCTGTCAGGTTAAATTTGAGCTAAATTCTTCTCAGCCCAAATTCTCTTTCCATCAAGTAATGTTTCTAGCGGTGTTCGACCACAGCACATTTTGCCTTGATGAGTTCGTTCAGTATTATAGAATTTTAGCCATTCGTCCAGATCAGACTGCAAATCTTCTAGAGTACTATACAATTTTTTCCTAAAAGTAATTTGATAAAACTCCTGTAAGATCGTCTTGTGGAAACGCTCACAAATCCCATTCGTTTGAGGGGATGCTGCTCTGGTTTTCGTGTGATCAATATCATTAATCGCTAAATACAGCTCATAATCATGTTGTTCTACCTTCCCACAATATTCTGTGCCCCTGTCTGTCAGGATACGAAGCATGGGTAAGTTTTGAGTTTGATAGAATGGTAGAACCCGATCATTCAACAAATCAGCAGCTGTAATGGGCGTTTTGGTTGTATAGAGCTTGCAATGAACAACCTTGCTATAGGTATCAATAAACGTTTGTTGATAGATGCGTCCAACACCTTTGAGATTACCAACGTAAAACGTATCCTGTGCACCCAGATAACCTGGATGGGCTGTTTCAATTTCACCACAGGCTACGTCATCTTCATGCTTACGTTCAAGTGCTGCAATCTGATGATCATTCAATTCAATACCATCTCGTGCTACCTTGGCTTCCAACGCTTTTAGTCGTTTCTTAAAGTTCTCAAGCTCATGGCGCAACCAAATCGAACGGACACCACTTCCTGAAACGAATACTCCGTTCTTGCGTAGTTCATTACTGGTACGATGCTGACCATAAGCTGGATATTGGATTGCAAAATCAATAACGGCTTGTTCTGTGGCATCATCTACACGATTTTTTAAGTTAGGAACCCGCCTGGATTTATTGATGAGCGCATCAACATCTCCTGACTGGACTAACTCTTGATAACGATAGAAGGTGTCTCTTGAAACACCCATGACTTTACAGGCTTTAGAAACATTCTGAAGTTCTTCAGCCAAATTGAGCAAGCCTACTTTGTGTTTGATGATTTGGTTGTTAGTATGCAACATAAGAAAGTTACCTTTGTTTGATTAAGATTCGACACCTTTATCAAAACGGGTAACTTTCTCTTTTTCAAGAGCAGTGTCCGATCAGATTGAGACTATTCCAATTTATACCAGTATATCTGTTCTATGTAGGCACAACACTAACTTTGCTTAACTCTTCCAATCCTCCCATTCATTATAAACAACTTAACTTTTTTGTCCTCGCTTAAAACGGTTTTTAATGTCGTCAGAGTAATTCACATCAAATGTTTCCATATACACAAAGTAAGGCAAAATACGATCTTCAAAAAACGCTCTTTTTACCTTATCATCTGTTTCAATAATCAATTCTGCTGGTATGTCCCACGCCTTACTTTGCATAACAGGAATAGGATAAAGCTTTAGAATAGGTTTCCGATCCCCAAAAATTTCGGAATTCTCATTTAGTATCATTCGCATGTATTCAAGGAATTCAGCAGGAATGTCCCGAAGCTTTGCTTTTTGATCATCTTGTTCAGGTATATCTATGAGAGAGCTAGCATCCAGAATAATAATCATATCCTGTATAAGGTTTTGGGTAATAAAATTTTCTTTCCAAAAGTACAAGAAATCCAAATACCCCTTGAAGCCCTGTGGTCTAACTGCTTTTTTATTTACTATGCCAAAAAACTTCTGGAATTGCTCATAAGGCACTTTACTATTTTTAAGTTTTAATTGTATTTGAAAACGATATAGAACAATATTTTTTTGTTTATACCTTCTGAAATAGTCAATAGCCTCCTGCAGTTGTTGCGACCGTTTAATCCAGTCTTTAGTCATCGCAATAGAGCTTGGTTTGACGATTTCAGTATCAGGTTCAACAAATCCAGCTCTTGGACGATGATCCCTTGTATTAGGTTGAAACTTACCTCTCCGAGCAAAACCTACCAGTTCAATAAACAGATCACTTAACTCTTTTAATGACTCAGGATTTGCGTCCCTTTTTATGATTTTAAATCCACTAAATTTTTTGATTGAAGGATCTTGGTGCCAAAAGAAATCTGCAAGAAGTTGCACATTGCGGGTGAAGTAACCTCCGTTCAATTGTTTTATAAAGTCCATTTCGCTCCAAAGAAATAAAAACTCTCGACCTAAACGAGTCACTCTTTGTTCTAACTGTTTGGAACTTTCAAGCTTTATCTGTGGCATTTGCTCTTTAGAATATAAAAATGCAGGCGTACTTTGCTGTAATAAAGTCAGCATAAAAACTTCTATCCGCATTAAAGTCTGTAAGTTCCGGCTATCCCCCACAAGAAGCCGTTGTAGATACGAATTTGTTTTATGATGTTTAACTGGAAAATCATTATACTCAGCTTCAAGTTCCCGATATAAAATATCTACAACCTGTAAATATTCTTTCGCAAATTGGTCAGCCTTAATGCTCAATGCTAGACCATTATTATCTTGGGCAACTAAATCCTCTAGTAATAGATAGTGCTGTTCCTTATTTTTTTGCCTAGCCAACAACCGTTGTTTTCTTGGTTGGTCACTACGCTGAGGCTGATTGAATAACTTTTTAAACCGCTCATCCGCTACTAACTGTTCAATGATTGCCCCTGCAAGATCATCGATAGATTGGCTAACTTGCTCAGTTAAGATATTATTTAAACCACTACTTGCACTATCTTCTGCCACATCTAGTGCATCATTCTGCATTATTTTTTCCTGATCCATATATTATGCTCTTAAGGGTAATAAACAAAACTACAATAAGAATTCAAAGCCAGTAAACCATTAATTCCCATTAATTTTCTATACAATTCTCAGATATTTTTACATTAATTCCAAGTTCTTATTTCTTATTTATCAGGAAAATTAAGACTAAGTATTAGATGAATATAGGCCAAAATCTTATACGAGATACAAATGGTAGGGATTAACATAGATTCAGTGGTTAAAATATTTGATTACATATCTTGAACAAAACAGTTAGCTAGCTTAAAACTTTTGAGACCACTAAAATCCTATCAAAAGTTAAAAGTTATTTTTATTTTTCAAAAGTGATGAATAACCTACAAATCTAAACAACTGTCCAAAAGCTTCTAACTTCTTCCAACAGAAACCAAACTAATCAAAAATTTTATGTGGGCTATTATGTGGGTTAAAATTTTAGACATAAAAAAACCTGTTATATTTCAACAGGTTTTTTTGAATATTGGCAGAGGATCAAGGACTCGAACCTATTTTAATACTATTTAATTATACTCTATCATATTACATGCCTTATAAATCAATGCATTACAATAGCTATCTCAAATAGTGTATCATTGTATTTGATAGAAGTCTGTCAAAAATCCTGTCAAATCTATAGAGTATAAATATCAGTTTTCACTTATTTCTGCTCTCTAAGCGGATTCTCAGGTTCCTTGTTCGGTTTTTTCTCAGGTTTTGAATTCTGATAAGAGTCCTGATTTCCTTTGTCATCATTGGATTCTTTTTGCTCATTTAACTCTTGATCTGATTTGTTAGTCATGTTTATTTTCCTCGGGTATATGATTAACTAATAAATATGATATCTAGCGTTAGCAATCCATTATATTTATGTAGTGGTTTAATGAAGCATCAGATACAATTTTGAACGTCACAGATAGTCGCATTACTGATTATCAACCTCTTTTTTTAATTTGAATTTTTATTCCTCATTGTTTAATATTTGCCTTGAATTTGTAACGAAATCAAATTATGAGACCTTGGTATATAAAAAAAGATGGCAAATATTTAACAACGTCAATTGAAGTTATTGAAGAATATCAGGATTATTCTGATATTTCTGAAATGCACCTAACAATACGACGATTTGATAGCAATAAAGATATAGCAAAACAATTTGGGACTCAGAGTGATGCACAATATTATATTTGCAAGAATCGGTTGAGATATGTGGACGTGGTGAGAGAATAAAAAGTAACTTTACCTTATTGTTTTAAGGAGCATTTTTCTTTTCTTCAGGGTTTATATTGATATTAATACCAGTTGTACTTTGATTGTGAACTTTTTTCATATCATCAAATTCAGTAAATCCATTTTTATGGAAAACTGCATTGGAATTACATATGATACAAATTAAACTACCAATTATTAAAATACCGAGAAATAGCATTGCTTTTGTATACAGTGACCAATTAACAATATTACCTAGCGTGTTAGTAAACCATGTCCATACAGCTTTTATGGATATTTCTTTTTCATTTAAAGTAGTTTCATCTTTTTCTTCAAATCTATTTATTGAACTTATCCAAGTTGTAAGCATCCGTACAAGTGTTAATAAACATGCCATAAGGAAAGATACTACAAATACTAAAAAGGATAACCTTGAATTATCTTCAAGCAATTTCACTGTAGAACTTATTAAATTAATCCCACCAAATACCGTGATAATAATTGTCGCAAAAATACCTAAAATTGAAACGTAATTTGCGACCATGCCTTGAGTAAGTTTTTTAGCTTTACCAGCTTGTTTTTTTGCATATGTAGCATCTTTCTCAGCCTGTTTCGCAATTTTAGAAGCATCTTCCGATATTTTTTGAATATAATTTTTTTGAGTTGTTGCCAAATATATATGCTGTTTGAATTTATAAAAACATTTATGTGTTGGATGTTTGTTACTCGAATCATTAGGAAACTTTTTTATGCATAATTTTTCAACTTGTCCCATTAAAGATTCAAGATCATCAATATTTATATCACCATTGTATTGGTAAATAAACTCAGTAATATCATCATATGGAATATCAAAGTTTGGCAAGCATTTTCTAATTTTAACTACTTCCTCAAATGCCTCCAATAAACTTTGAATAGCTTCTTTACTGGCTGGGCTGGTAATTAGGCGCTTAAGAAATTCATCTAAAATATTTCCTTGTATTTCCACCTACCAGCCCCTATATTTTAAATCATTTATTACCAAAGTAATTAATTAGCTCTTCATCAGAATAAACTAAGCCCTTAATTCCACTTAAAATATCAGACTCAAATTTTTTCCAAGGGATTTCTTTATGAGTTTTTTCTACTAAATCGAAAGGAGCCATATCAATATATTGATTAATTGTAGCTTTAATTTCATCTGCCACTAAAGAATTTTCTATAATTCTTTTATTAAACGGAATAATTTCAAAACTAAACCCTCCATCAGCTCTATCAGTAAACTTATAATTGTCTACTGTAGCATCTATATGCGAAGTACCATAGGTTTTAAAACTATGATAAACACGATTCACAACAGGTCCAAATTTCCATTTTTCAATAGAATCATCAAATAACTTATAATTATGCTTAGTTAAACAATTTACATAAACATAATACAATATTTTTTGTAGCTTAATTGGCGTTAAATTTTTATACTTCATTTCATTATTTGCATAGTCAACAATGAAATTTGCAATGTCTAATGCTGAAAATCTAACATTATCGTTATTCATAATACACCTCACCTGTTTAATATTTACCATTATTTTAAAAATTTTTATTACAATTAATGGCACATCATTGTCGGTATTCTACAAGGTGAAAATAAAGAATTGATACAGAGGTTAGATGAAGAGTGCTAACCTCACGGATATGCATGTTCATAGTGTCCTCCTTAAGATAAAAACACCTTGGCAACTAGTTGGTCGTCAAGGTTTGTTATTAGTATAGTATATACAACGTTTGTTGTGAGCAATGATTATTTCGCACAATTTAATAAAAAACCGCACAAATTAGCGTAACGTTACACGTCTTATACTAACGTTAGCAACTTCGTCTAATGATTCCGTTAATACACCGCATATGAAGTTCATATAGACTATCAATCAGTACAGCTCATCATGACGTTTGTAATAAAGTAAAGCTTGTCTAACATTAGAAGCAATATAATTTTTGCTATATTTATCGTTTAAAGCATGATTAACTCACCACTTATAGTGAATGATGGTCCTCTTTCCGGTTGAAATTAATGCAGGTGTTATGATGTGCGCAAACTTTAAACCTATTGCCAAAATACAGGCATATCAGCTGGATATGTTTGAGCCGACTTTTGATTATAGAGATGACATCTACCCTGGCTATACTTCACCTATTATTTTTAAAAGTGAATCTGGCTGGGAATGGCGAGAGGCGCAGTTTGGATTAGTACCGAAATGGACAGACGATAAGAAATTTAGCCGCTTTACATATAATGCTCGGACCGAAACTGTAGCATCGAAACCAAGTTTTCGTGAATCTTGGGCAAGATCTCAATTCTGTTTAATCCCGGTTCAAAAAATCTATGAACCCAAATATATAAATGGAAAAGCACACAGCTATGGCATTGAACGCAAAGATGGTGAAATCTTCACAATAGCCGGCCTATATGAAATCACAAAAATTGAAGATGAAATAATTCGATCATTTACTATGCTCACTGTAAATGCAGAACATCATGACATGATGAAGCAGTTTCATAAACCGGAAGATGAAAAGAGATCCGTTGTAGTGGTACCAAAAGATTTACGAGATGACTGGCTTTCATCTAATAAGCAGAATGCCGGTGAATTTTTTAAATTATTTGATATTGAACAATATAAACAAGAACTAAAGCCTTAAATCTTAAAACTAAAACATGAAATTTAAACATTGCGCATAATATTGTTGTTTTATGCATTAAATTTAAATATCATGACTAAATTATTAATTGGAGTAATTATTTATGGCTTTTAGAGCAGATGAAGAAATTCATGATGGTAAAGAGTCGGCTAAAAGATATTTATTATCAAACTTAACCGACTTAAGTGATGTAGAGAAGGCTAAAAGTTCTGTTTTTTTAGAAAACTTATTTGAAGAGTTGGGGCCTATAATTGATTGGTATCCAGAATGGCACCCTTTAATTAACACCAATAAAAGAAAGCGGGAAGTTATTGTGCCCCATAGAGATTGTGGCTATGAAGGATTGGATCATAGTGTTTTCTTTGCACATGGATTTATAACATGTCCATATGATGATGGACAAAAAGTAATTGACTCAGTTGAAGAGTTAAAGAGTACTGGAGCATTTATCAAAGCAGAAAGAATAAATGTGAAACTATATAATTCTTCAGCAACCCCTATAAAAGTGACATGTCATTGGTATGGTGATATTCATCAAGATGGGACTATATCATTGCCTACAGTTATGCCATTACTATTAGACAAAGCTATTCAATATTCAAAATATAGTGATTTTTCAGAGTCATGGGAAACTATCACTCCCTATCTTTTAGGTAAGCCACATGGCAAAAGATCATCGTTGTTCGTAAACCAAGAAACTGGACAAGCGATTAAAAAAGTATGGGAATTATTGGTAAAATCAGGAATGTTTGGTCCGAATAGGTAAAATTAAATACTATTGAACCGCCTTAACAAGCGCACCATGCCTGATTTTACAATCATTATACTTTGCTACCGTATCTACAGCCCATAGCATTACAGACTTACCATCGGTACCGTTTATGGTTTGTAGATATGCACAAGGTTGAGTTAAATTACTCGGGATTGTCGGCTTTGATAAGACTGTTGAGTTGCTGCAAGCCGCCATCATCAAAACAATTGTTAAGGTACACAGGACGTTCAACGATTTTTTGAACTTCACGTGTAACTGTTTCAACTTTGATTTGTTGTTCTGCTTTTGCTGCTTCATAGTCTGCGCTCACTTGATTTGCCTGATTTTGTGCTTTTAATAAAGCCTCTTGCTGTGCCTGTTCAATTTTCTGAATTTTTGTAGTGCATTCTGCGGCAGCTTCATTCAGTTTTTTTGATAGATGATTAGTGTACGCAATCTGGATTACGTACAATACCGATAAAATAAGGATCACAACCCAGCGTTTATTCAGTAGAATCCAAGTCATTTCAATTTACCCCAATACACTTGTTATATCGATCTAGTTGCCTGGTCCACACACCATAGCAATTATTTGATCGCACAGAGCAATCACGCTTTGCAACATATTTCCATTTCAATAACGACTTACATGCTGCGACGTATTGCCCTGCTTTTAAATTTTTAAGCATTGAAGAATTTTTCCAACTCGCTAGACCAAATTGGTAAACAAAGTCGTTATACAAGTCATATTCCTGCTCAGATAATTTCACACCAGATAAACTTTGGTTAAAACCTTTCTGATTTTTATTCATATGATCTTTCAAGAAATATGCAGCTTCTTGCTTAGTAATGGCTTTATCGGTCATTTTGACTTTTTGGCCATTGGGATAAACAGTAGTACCATGACCAATTGTTGGCACATCGCCTTTGGTTGGAATCACCGGCTTAGAGGTGAATCCTTCGTATCCAGCAGTAAAAGCTACTCCACCTAAACTTACAGCCGACACCAAGGTTACAATATATTTAGTTTTATTTTGCATCACACTCCCCCTTTAATTCTTTTACTTTTAATTGATGAATTTCATCCGCACGTTTGTTCTCGAGTTTTTTGTAATGCCAATTGATTAAGAAACTCAAAACACTGACAAGCAAACCACCAATACCCACAGACACACCAATAATGGTGATCGGATCTAAACTGGTAACCCACCCAAGAAAAGTAACTGAACCACCCACTACTGCTGTTTTTGAAGAGGCGCTTGTTACAGCTGCACTTGCCTCTATTGCGGTTTGGGCATGATCTGCTGACATGCTTTATCCCCTTTCATCTCATAAATTAAGTCGTTCTTCGATAGACATAATTATGAGTTGATGAAATAAAGGGGTTTATCGCATGTTCCAGATTTACATTAATTCAAGATGAACTATTGATATTGTTAAGTGCCTTAATTATTTCATTGGCAATTTTATAAAGTGTTTGTTGTTTTTCAGCTTCGTACTTGCGTTCCTGTTTCACAATCTTATAAGCATCTGAATCATAAAAAATCGATGCAAAACTGATTGGGGAATCAAGTGCATGATTTAATTGCATGCCAGAATCTTTACTGAGTTTGAATGCTGTTTCCATAACGCAACTCGTCCACGTCTTTGACGAATCCGATAAAAGCGGCAGAGGGGCAAAATCGAAGCGGCGCATCATCTGTACCTCTTACGACAAAGCCTTGATCATTGACAGCTAAATCCACAACGGTACATAGTAAATCATTTAGATCAGCATATACCTGATAATGCTGTTCAAACTCACTTTGTGGAAGTGACTTTAGATATTCCAAACGTTCCAGAAAATGTATTTCAAAGTCGTTTTCTTCTGGATCCGGAAAAGCATCTAATTTTTCATGCTTATCGTATTTAAGTTGTATGGCCATAGCACAGGCAATCCATTCCGCAACACTTTTGCATTTTGATTCTAAATATTCAGCTTCAAATCCTGACATTTGACGTACTACAGCCCCTTTAACTGATATTTCTGGTAACCAGTCGGTATTCAATTTAGGTAAATATTGCTGCATGTCAATATTAATGGATAACAGTGTATTGGTCTGTTTTTCTAAATATTTGAGCAATATTGCATAGCGTTCTTGTACAAACATTTTTAAGGGATCCTGATCACTGACCAAGACATTACGTAAAAATTCAGTTATACGTTTTTCATTTAAGTCTTTTTGAATGACTGATACTTTCAATGCCTCATTGAATGTTAGTTCTTTCAATTGATAAAGATTTGGTCCGATTTTTACATCATCAAAGGTGATCATAATTGTTCCTTATTTATATAAATCTACGATATCTTGTTTATCCCATGCGGTCAGAGTAATGACATTCACCTGAACGGTTACTGCCAATCGATTACCATTGCTGTCTATAGGTGCATTTAAAGGGGCATGGACACTCTCTATAATGAGAGGCTTATACGTTTTGCCATGTAAAGTTAGAGAAACAAATGGAGGGATTTCACTGGGATATAATCCTGATAATCCATCTTTAGAAACACTTGTAATTAATGAGTCGTCATATAGAAATTTTGGCAAGGCCCATTGCTGGAGTATTGAAATTGGCTTTTCGACTTCTTCACGGGCATCTTTAATAGCTATAAATGAAAGACTTAAACTCAATCTTACAGATGCTGTTGATAAAAAAACTTGTTGGGTATTAACTTTAGTAAGATTAGTTTTACCGACTAATCCATTTAAACCATTTCTTAATGTAGATGTGAGTGGATCAATAGCATCAGTAATTTTTTTAGCATAATCACCTGCAAGATTGCTAACGACCTTCCCTCCCGCCTCTAACATTTCACCGGATTGAATTCCAGCCATCAAAGTTGGCAATTTATTTTCCGGATTGGAGTTTTCAAAAGGGGTTTGCCACTGACTTTCAATACTCATATCACCATCTGTAAACATACCTTTGACTGTGGTTTTGTCTTCCGAAGCCTTTCCTTCTTTATCGCATAGGGCGAAAGTCGCAATTAACTTATCTGAAAGCGCTTCAATTAGAAGACTGTTAGTACTTGTTGGCAGTTCTGCATATTTACTGTTTGCAGCAGTAGCATTTGTAATGAAATCGTCACTCATAAAAATACCCTATTTGTTTAGGGTATTTTTTCAGGTGGATTGATGCTGAAATATGCAGGGTTCCAGAAGTAAAAATGCCACCCAAAGGTGGCCAAGTTATAATTTAAAAAATTAACCTTGTATCAAATAAGGAAACTGAGGCTGTAAATCTATTTCAGGTTGAGTAATCTCACCTTCATAAACAGGCTTTTCCTCCTGCCAAGACCGCATATCACGAGCCGAACAACTTACATGCTCTTTTTTACTTTTATGCTCAAGGCTAACTTGATTGTATCTCACCCATTTTGATTGGACAACTTGAGTTAATTGTTCTGCCATCCAGGTAAACGCATTAATAAAATCTATGTTGGTTTTCATAGCCTTTTCACCAGTGAAGTCCATGACAAGCAACATAAATCCATCCTTAGAAATTCGATAAAGGGTGTACTTCTTGTTGTGTCTCCTATCTTTTTGTTTTCAAAGGTTAATCCAAAATTGGATTTAACAAATTCTTAGCCACAATGATTAATAATTTTTAATATCTCGCATTACATAGCTGTGTGTTTTATCAAAAGCATCTGCCACTGCATAGCTGGTGGTAGTTGGTTCACCATTTTAGTTTGATACCAAGCCTCGCATGGTTAAGCTGGTCATCATGTTCATAAGTAGATATCTAACCGTCTATAGATGACAGGCAAGAAAATGGATGGTATCTATACATTTTCTTTTCGATGTACGGTCTAGCCTGTACATCAATCATAGAAAAGCGTAAATAATGGTTTTGTAGTGGGTTCCAAAGAAAAGCCCTGTTTATGCAGGGCTATAAATCAATTCATTTGAGCTTCTGAAAGACTACTCAATAAATTAAAAAATTGAGGTCTAGAATCTTGAGTTAATTTATGACGAGGGAATTCACCCAATAATTTCACAGCTTCTTCGGGATCTAGTTGAGAGGTAAAAGGAACAGGCAATTGTATGAAGCATGTTTTGTTTGTTGCAACAGCTGTATCTAAAACATTTTTGACTTCGTTGTAGCGCGGCTTTCTTTGCGCAGTCAAGAAAAGTCCATCAAATAAAATATAAGTCTCTTTTAAAGCAGGCATTTTAAGTTTAACAATTGCTCCCAAAAGGGGCAGATTCGTATCAGGACCATCGTCACGACTAAAACCATGAGTTGGTGTTCTATGCGTTGCAAAAAGAGTAACTTCTTCACAAAAAGAATGATTTAAATATTCAATTAAATTACTGCAATTATCTGTCGTATTTCCAACTTTATATCTAAATGCAGAATATTTTTTTTCATTGTTGTAAATTGCTGCAAGATTATGAGCATGAGGAAGGTATTGCTTACATGCTTTTGTTATGTAATCTGATCGAGAAGAAAACAAATTTGTATTGTGTACTTTATGTTTTAAGAAATCATCAATTTTTCTTATTAAAAAAATCGGCATCGTTACATTGATTTTTTCCGTTTTTTCGCTATATATCGATGTATCGATTGTGATTACATGGAAGAAAACATCTTTATCACGATTTTTAAACATGATTGTTGACATTTCCGCAGGCTCTGGAATTTCAGTTCCTTGATCGCTTAAAAAATCAAAATATTCAAGAGTTTTTTCATGAATCTTTTTTATAGCTTCTTCATAACTTGAACCAGTCGCATTAATTGTTGATTGTTCAAAAAGAGTTGCGTCATAAATATCTTTTTTAAACAATGATTTATATTCAAAAACCTTTACGATAACTGTGTAATTTTTCACAAATACCTCCTTAAATCTTAAAAATTAAAAATTTGGATTACTAATAATATAGTATCTATTAATATTTTATTGTCAATAACCATAAAAGTATTATTTTAAACAAATAAATTTAAGATATCGTTATCACTAGCAATACAAATATAACTCTTATATTTAATTATTTTAGATTTATAGGGTTGTATGAATATCGAGTAATTTTTTACCTATCTTAAGATTAAGATATAATATTGTGATTTCTATAACAGTTGATGCAAAGCATTGTTTTAACTTAACATATTGAGCTACCATGCTAATCCCATACCTTTGACAATCGGACGTATGGCAGTATAAGGTTGGTTATTGTGCTCTACTATTAATAACTCGTAAGCATGAAACGGCATTGTGATCTGTGTTAAAATATTTATATCAGTTTTACTGATAGAAGGTTGAGAGAAGACCTGTTACCATCTAAAGTTCTCGGGGAGTTTTATTTTGACAAGATTATCATGTCATTAAAATTGGTATTCCATAGTGTTATTACCATGTCAAATTAATTTAAGGTCATTTTCAATGAATGATATAAAGACTGGTAGAGCCGTTTCTCAAGATGACTGGAAACGCACACAAGTTCGCATGCCACAAGAACAATATGAGGCAATAATGACTTATGCTGAAACCCATAACTTATCTTTAAATACCGCAATGCTTGAGCTTATGGAGATAGGTCTAAAATCAAAAGAGGAAGGTAAATCAGGCCGATCAATTTATTTTATGGATGTGAATTGTGTTGAAGAATACCCTAAGCAGCCACAACACGAACGCACTTCACGTGCTGAGCAAATGATTTCAAGACTATTTTATGAGCATCCAGAGTACCAACTCATTAATATTGAAACTTTGAATAATGGTGAAAAAATTCGATATTGGTATTCTATTCCTAGAAGTGAAAGCTTTAGGGACTAACAATAAAGTCTTTTCTACATTTAGAATTTGCGTTACGATACTAATTTCATTTATATGCAATCTTACTAAGTCAAGCTTAGTAGAACTGAACCAAATTTAAGGTTATATAAACTATATGAGTACTAAGATAAAAAAATTAACAATTGATAATTTGTTTGGTTACACAAATATTGATTGGGAATTAAAAGATGTTAACGTCTTAGTTGGAAAAAATGGGTTAGGAAAGTCTACAATACTTCGTTTAATTAGTACTGCTCTCACCCAAGAGCCCATAGATGATGAGTTAAAGCTATGTGATAAGGTCAATGTTGAATTTGATAATGGAGATTCAACATTTGCAACTTCAAAGTTTAATCTTCCAGATGATATTTTTAAAAAGGCTTTAAAAGAATTTATTGATTCAAATGAACTTGAAAAACAATTATTAAATAAACTCGAAAAATCTCAACGTAAAAATTTTGCGCTATTAAAAGATAAAATTAGATTAGAGCTAACTCAAAATTTAGCAAAACAGGATTTAAATTTAGATAAAATAGAATCCTATCAGTTTAAAAAAAATAAAAATAAATACAATACAGAATTTATTTCAACTGTAAATATGAGTGCAAATTCAATTAATAGTATTCGAACAAGTGATGGTCGTATTTCAAATTTCCTTGATTTCGAAATTAAAAATGAATTAGAACGCTTATTAAGCAAAAATGCATCTTTGCAAGAGGATTTAATAGACTCTTTAAATTTCTTCTTTAAAGAGTCTCAGAAGACAGTTGAAATATTGGATAATAACCTAATTATTAATCTTAAAAACTCTGAGTCTATAAAATATAAAAACCTATCTTCTGGTGAACGACAAATTATTTATATTTTCTTAAAGGTAATTAATGCTAATACTAATAATTCAATTATTTTAATGGATGAACCTGAAATATCATTACATTTATCATGGCAAGAATCTCTACTATCTCAAATAAGAAAAGTTAATAAGAATAGTCAGATTATTATCGTGACTCATAGCCCTGCTATAGTTATGAATGGATGGATGGACAGCTTCATTGATATTAAAGATATTATAAGTGAGTCTTAATAATGTCCGATTTTATAAAGTATCTAACAAATCCAAACTATATTGGTGCTTATAATGCAAGCAAGGAAGGTAATAAAGATGCTGCTGAGAAGGGAATAGTCTATATAGAAGATGATTCAGATCAAGTGTTTTGGGAAAAGTTTATAAACTCTTACTTTCCAAATAAATACAATGTCCAAGCATCAATCGCAGATCGCCCAGGAGAAAGAGGTAAACGAGCATTAGAAAAACTGTATACAGATGCAAATATCAAAGCTTTATGTGCTGTAGATGCAGACTATGATCTTATTTGTCCTGACTCTAATATCCCATACTCTCAAGATGTAATTAATAATAAATTTGTCATTCATACTTTTGGCTTTAGTCGAGAAAGTGCATTATTAGATAAACATCATTTAAATAATTTCTTCAAATCTATAAAATATACTATTGAACACAATATTGACATAGATTCATTTATTAAAAAACTGTCTATTCTAACTTTCAAGGGATTAGTTCATTTCTCCCATGAATTAAATTCAGGGAATAAACTTGGACTTATTGCAGATGAATTTCATAACTGTTTTAATATTCTGGACAAACAAATTGTTAAAGATGATCTAACATTAGATGAAAGCTTAATGCAAATAATTGATAGTAATTTAAATAATTATTTTTCACAATTAGTATTTTCTGAAAATGATTTAAATGAATCAAAAAAATATCTATTCGATCTAGATATTAATGAAAGTAACTCTTATCGTTTTATATCTGGTCATACAATGTATAATTTAGTTAAAAAAATACACAATCAGTTACTAGATACTCTTTTTAGCATGGAGTTGATTAAAATTAAATCTGAATATGAAGGACAAGCAATTAATGACAGGATTAAACAATTTAAGAATACTTTCAAAATGCAATCTGCGATTGAAACATTTTGTCAATGTTACCCAATTCAAACCGATGATGAAATCCATTCTAGAATTAGTAAGCTAGTTTCTGAAATTGCGTCATAAAAAGCACCCCCCTAGGTGCTTTCTTCCACCACCCTTAAAACTCTTGTTTTTTTGGGAATCTCCATATTAACCAAATTTTCAAGAAAACTTACATTCACATCCAAAGCTTGAGCTATATCCTCTGCAAAGATTTTCTTTTTTGCCAACATAGTAAAACAAGCTTGAAGTAATTCAGGCTTTTCCTCTGGAATTAAGTGATCTTCTTTTTCAGTGATGCCCTCGCCTGTTTTTTTCAAGTAAATCACACCACTTGTATATTGCTCTTGAGTTAACAATCCCAATTGCTTTGCACGATATAAAATAGCAGCCTTACTTACCTTCCATGTCTGCTTAAACTCACCTAACTTTGTCCAGTTGTAACGACCATTTCTGTACCAAGTAGGAAAGTGCGTACGCATCATTACTTGTGGAATTAACAAAGCAGAAGCAAAGTGATTTGCTTGTGATTCAGTTAATCTATCACCAGTAACAATACCATCATGAAGAACAAGATGACCAAGCTCGTGAGCTAAATCAAAACGCTGGCGACATACACTTTCTTTTGCTTCATTACGCACAAAAACTGGACGCTTTGTGGCTAAAGATAAAGCATCTACTTCTTTAGATATAGATGAAAATGTAGTCACAATAACGCCATGTGTTTCACATAAACGAACCATATTACTAATGGGTCCTAAACCTAAGCCCCATTTTTCACGACATTGTTCAGCAATAAATTCAATTACAGGGTTCTGAGCAATCGGCTCATCTTCTGAACTGTGAATATCATATTTTGGCAATTTTAGCTTTGAATCCAGATATTCGATCAATCGCTTTATATATTCACCTCTGGCTATAACAATCTGTTTAAAAGAAACTTTGGCAGTACGATTACCTCTAAAATGAATCTGGTCTTCCTGTAAAACAGGTTTTAGTTGCATAAAAAAAGACTGTGGCACATTAAAGTAATGCGCCACCTTGTCAATAAATTGATCATTGGGTAAGGTTTGCCCAGTTTCAACTTTATGAAGATATTGACGTGTATAGTCCAGCTTGCCGCCTAACTCTTCTAAAGATAATTCATTGAATTGTCTAAGAAGCTTTAGCTCCAAGCCATTAAACTCTGTTGCCATGGCTAGTCATCTTACAATTAGTTGTTTACAGCTTCGGAATCATCATCCTTATCACTATCGTGATCTGGATCTTCAACTAACGGTGAACCAAGTTCCACCGAATTTGGAGTTTCTGGTTCGACTAAATGAATATAATTCAAATCAGTAATGCTACTTGAATCCCAATATGCAACCACTTCATTTGCCAAGTTATAACCTGCAAAAACAACTATTGGTTCATCATCTAATGTTTTGGGCTCATTTAAGATAAATCGCCAAAATTGAGGTTGTTGATCATCAAGTGGAAATAAACTCATACTTTGCAATTGCTGCATGAGATATTTCTTTTTCTTTGGATTATCAAAATCATCTTTGAGAAATCTGATATTTGCATTACCGATTTGAAAAATGAATTTTAATGAACCATCAACCAGATGGACATCAACCGGGCATTGTCTTTTCATTATTAAGTTTAGAAAACGATTACGGGTCCGATCAAAAATACTGGTGCCTCGCCCATAATTTGAATCATCTTCAGTACTTAATACATCAAGAATATCCGTGTAAATATTCAACATATGTTGGGCAAAAAAACTAACCACTTCATCAGTCAGTTGAGGTTCAAAATAAGAAGGATGATGTCTTTCCATAAAAAGTATCCGCAATAAAAAAGTGAAATGTTGGGTTAAGATGAATTTATTGCTATTTTTATGATTTGTCAACCAACTTTTATTGCAAAAATTCAAGTTTGTCAACTAGAAGCTTCTTAAGTGAGCATGTATGAACCTTGGTCTTTCTTTATTCTAATCGATTTAAAATTGCTTGGAGAATATTTACAGCTTGATCTTGGGTAATTTCAGATTCTGAAAGGCCATCAAACATTCCTAACGCTTTATCATCATAATTACCCTGATAGACCTGCATAGCATAATTTACAGCATCAATTACACTTACTGGCTCTGGCTCACCAAAAAGACCAAAATTCTGTTTATCCAGACCAGTTTTTTCTACATATTCCGCCATAGCTTCAAAGAATGTAGATAATTTTTTAGCACTACGGTTATTCTCAGCTATAAATACTGCCAGTTCGGCCACTCCCTCAGGCAAATCACCGAACAATCCCTGCTGTTTAACAAATTCTGTGATTTCCTGGTGATTTCGCCGTGCAGCCATAATGGCATTGGTTGCATCAATAATGGCATTCATCACTTTTTCATCAAGTGATTGTTCCATACCATCAATTATCTGACTTGAAATATCCTCAATTTGAGCACGACTTACTGCCTGTGCCTCAATAAACTTAGGTGCAGATACCGCTAGTGCATTAATCATATTCTGCATTTCCGGCTTACTGTGATCTGCCATCATCTCCAGTAACCGGTCATCGTTATAAGCTTTTGCAAAAATTGCCTGTTTAACGCGGGTTACAAAAGACTGTGTAAAATTGCCATTACTATCACGATATTGTGCGCTTTCGGTATCGCCCAATTTATCCATAAAACCAGCAAGAAATTTTCGGTTACTGACAGCCATTAAGTCGCCATCATCACTTGGCATAAACAGCATTAGCAACTGCTCATCAATACGTTTTGCATCAGATTTCGCACGTTCTGTTGCGGTGTAACTTAATTTGTCATCCTGATTGGCTTCTATTGCGAATTGTATCCGGTCAACTTGGGTAACGCGGATACGCACTAAAATTGGCTTTTCAATGGCTTGGACCTGTTCTTGACTAAAGCCAAAATATTCTGCTTCCTCTTCTAGCCATTCCCGATAGTCATCAGCCATACCACGTTCATAGGCAAGTTTAATTGCCATGGTTCGACCATTCCCAGATTCCACAATCAAATCATCACCTACAATCGGCGCACCGGTATCTGCCCGACCAGTACGTCCCAGACTTTCAGGATCCAGATCATTTGCAGTTTTTTGCACCCATGCTTGTGAGCTATCTCGGCCACGATCCCGTGGTTGCAATTCTTGAGGATAATTTGGATTTTCAGCACCTGAGGCTGTATGTGAGGCAATGACATTATCAATATCAAGTAAAGCAAAAACAGTATTTATTTTAGTACCTTTGGCAGTTTTGACCTTATTGTTGCGGCCTTTGAAAACGCCATTCTGGGCAATATTGATTAATTCATGCTGTAATTGACTATGAATATACTGCAATGTAGCAATAGGATTTTGCTGAATTTGCTCTTCTGAAAATTTTTTAGACATAATAAAGCCACAATATCAAGAAACTATCGCTATTGTGGCTTAGTCAAATTGGCTGAATTAACAAAGGTTCCAATTTCTATAATTTAGCAACTTCTCCTTGTTCTATCATTTGTTCCAGATTAATACTGTCAAACCCATGTTGAATCTGATATTGCTGGTATAAAGCCAATGTAGCTGGAATTAATTGCTGATGTCCTGGTTCTACTTTTGCTTCATTAATTGCCTCTTGAACTGTATCAACCGACAAGGTTTTTTGTCCAGTAATGATTGCATTAAATACTGGGTTTGGTTCTGGTTCAGATGCGGGCTGGTCCTCTAAATTTTCCTCGTCTTCAAACTCATCCTCAATATCATCTTCGCCTTCAATGAAAAGGTTTAGGACGTATTTCTGTTTTGACGCTGCATCAAACTCGTTGACTAAATTTTCGTCTTGTGATTTAATTTTATCAAAGGCAGATGTTTCCCCTGAATAGTTATCAGGGCTAGAGCATCTGCTTTTTTCATATAATATCGAATCAAATACTTCCTCTACCGATTTGGGCACAATAATGTCATAGTGCAGCAAACCACCATCATCTTTTTCTATGACAACCCTAATATCAATATTTTTATCATCAATCTTCACGGTATTGGTTAGGTGATAGTATCCTTTAACTCTAGGTTTCTTATCTAATTTCTGATTATCTTGCCATCCGTTCGCAGGTAGTTTTGCTGTCTTGATGATGTCTGAAATTGCTGCAACTAATTGCAATTTACGAGGATCGCCACTGAAAGCCATAAACTCTTTAATACCACGTTTACGGATTTCGATTTTAGCACTTTTACCCTCTGTAGAATCCAAAGCAGGACATTCTACCCATTGGCCAAGCAATTTCTCAAACTCTGCCTTGGCAGTTGCACGTAATTCCTTTTTACCCTCTGGCGTATCTGGAAATTCACCTAACTCTTTACCAGTGAGGACTACTGCTTCAGGTTCAGGTTCAGGTTCAGGTTCAGGTTCAGGTTCAGGTTCAGGTTCAGGTTCAGGTTCAGGTTCAGGTTCAGGTTCAGGTTCAAACATATCACCAGTTAAATCAGCAATACGATCCTCCTCATTACTTAAACTCAATTGACCATCATTTGGTCTAAGCACGACTATACGATTATTTGATGTTTTAATTTCAAACACCAGAGTTTGATCATCAAGATCATATTTCACACTTGCAAAAACACCTTGAACATTTTTACCCAAGCTATGCCCAGTTGTAAGTCCCATCGTCACATCTTTACTTAGCCAACGATTGTATTTTTTAAAATCTGCATGTAAATCAGCTGGAATTTTAGAAAGATCAGTAGTTTCATTACTGGCAAAAGGATCCTGAACCGCAGACATAGTTGTATCAGCTGCTGTGTTCTGCGCTACAACTTGATCAAGCTGAGACTTTAAACTTTCGATTTCGGCATCCAAATCAGCTTTAGTTCTTTCTTTTTCACCTATACGAGCTTGAGCATCTGCCAATAATTGTTGATTCTGGGCTTTTTTAGCTTGAGTCCGCTGGAACCGAGCACTATTTTTATTAACCAACCGCATGATTCGGCCAGCAAGAATCGGTAATGCAATTCCTTCGCCTTGATTGGGTTGAATTGCTCCAGTTATATCTCGGTTATTGAGCATGATTTTCCATGAAATCAATGTATCCTTGGGAGCAAGTTTTGTGGGTGTACTATCCGGATTATGATATACAACCGTCAAACTTTGACCATCTGCCATGTTGTAACTAACCGCCACATTCACGACATTTTTGCGCTTAAAGGGTTTGGAAATCTCAACATTGGCAATAGACACACCACCTGTAGATGCTGTATTCATGGCTTTGTGCAGCAGACTAGTGAATTTATCTAAATGTTGGTAATCTACGATCAGGGCATCAAATTCCTGATACTCACCATCTAAATGTTCCAATAATGAAGGTAGGCCATCGAAGTCTGTCAGTAACCCATTATCATCATCGTGCACGGTCATATCGAACATTAAGTTCGCAAGACTTCCTGAGTGAGAACGAAGCTGTAGTCCATCCCATTGTGGTATTGTCCCGGTAAGAACATCCTGTAATCTTTCTAATTGCCAGCTCATCAATGGCCGATTCCCTTGATGATATCCTGGATGATCCAAATGCCGTTTTAATCCATTTTCATTACTAACCACAATATCCGTGGCTATGCCATCAAACATACGCCCGAAATAGAGTTGCGCTATGTTCTGCGCTTCTTCTACATCAACAACTCCAAGCACAGCACAGGAATCAAAATATGCTTTGTCTTTATTGAAATTCACGATATGCCAAAGATCATTTTCTGTAGCATCTTCAGTGACTATTGCAGACAAATGACGGTAGTCCCCTGCAATATATCCAATTGAACAGGATCCACTATTTACCAGTGAGTCAAATCTAGCCACATTAAAGCTGGTATGTGGTGAATATTTTTGAACGAAATGTTTTGTATTTTTCACAGCTAAATAGCCTCAAAGTATTACTTGAAACTATTGTTACAGTGATTTAAATATGAATATGAGTTTGGTTCCAAGTGTTATTATGGCATGTAACCGCTATCAGATCTGGTTAAACGATATATAAAACGAATGACCAGTACAACAACGCTAACCTGTAAAATAAGCGCTGGTATCGTGATAACGCTTGCAAAAACCAACATGAGAAGTAGAACCAGAACACAATATGCTACTGGTAGCGATTTTGATTTACTCTTCTCGGCAATGTGTTGCTTCTTCCATAAATCATCAGTCTTTCTCTCAATGATTCTAAATAAAGAAACTAACTTAACACACAGAATATGAAAAGTATAAAACTCAAAAAAGCATGTACTCAACAACATATTCTTCCAACGGTTTTCAATATCAGGTGCTTTATAAATAGCTTTATAATCAATTGAAGTTATGATTGTAATTAGCCATAACCAAATATAATTAAAATTAACAAAACACATTGATAATAGAATAAACCGCATCCATAGATCAAAAACAGAAGACACAGTTCGAAGATAAGGTAAGTATAAGAACTTCTCTATTTTATTTTCAAACAGAATCCGTAATATACCTTCCTCCCATTTACGTCGTTGAGACCATAGTCCCATTAATGTAAACATCCCTCCTGCAGCTGCCCTTGTATCACTAGACACGGCACAGCGATAACCACGCTTCCATAAACGCACAGTTAACTCCATATCTTCAACAACAGAGTCATGTGACCATACACCATAAGAGAGTTTAATCTCTTTTAAGATCTCATTTCTGAATAAAGAAAATTGACCTCCTAAAGTATGGGTATGACATCCTCGACGAAGTAACTCAAGTGTTGTAGATGCAAACTCTAACATTTGCATTCTCTCAAGTAGATTGCTGTGTTGGACAGTATATCGTGGCATGATTCCGGCAACATTAGGATCTGATTTTAATTGGGCTAGTAATTTCTCAATAAAATCTTCTTCCTCTAAAATCGTATCTGCATCTAACGTTGCAACATATTCATAATCGTTAACCATATTCCAACCATAGTTTAAGGCTCCTGCTTTTTTATGTTTGTTGTCAATAGTTTCAACAACTGTAACATTAAAAGCCTTTGCTATCTCAACTGTTCGGTCAGAACAATTATCAGCAACCACCACAACTAAACCCGGCTTTACTGTTTGTTTTGATATTGATTGCAATGTTTTTGGTAAATCATTTTCTTCATTATGTGCCGGGATAATGAGAGCCAGTTCATGAAGAATATGATCATTTTCAAGATCAGTATTTAAATTAGTAGTCATGATTATTCCCACTAATTCAATTCAACATTAACTGTGACTTCTTTAGATTTATTGCTGACAATATCACGAATGTAAATATCAACAATATCACCCTCAATTAATATTGGGGTATCTTCGCCTTCCTCTACCTCAGTTTGAGTTAGATCAATGATAAAACTGCCGTCTTCAGATACTAGTGCACTACCTATTATTGCCCCTTCTCTTTCTATGTAGGCTGTATCACCATAAGTTGCCGTACCTTCAATGATTGTAGCGGTCAGTGTTGTGAATACAGGCGAATCAGGTAATACATTTTCAGGGGTCTCAATGGAAGATGGCCATCCACTAAAGACCGAAGTATCCAACGAAACATAGCCTGACAATGAAATACTCGCTGTCTCAAGGAAACTCATACCAGCGAAAGCACCTGAACCAATTCTCTCTACACTAGAAGGTATATCTAAATTCCGAATTCTTATGGCAGCAGCAAATGCGCTACTACCGATATTTAATAGATTATTACCCAAGAATTTAACTTTCTTGATTTCACCATGCCCAGCAAATGCAGCAGGCATAATAGTAACAATTGTGCTATTGATGATGAGGTTATCTATCAAAATAGAGTTACCAGCCAGATAGCCTGCTGGAATAACCCCATTTTCAAAACTAACTCTGATAATTTTATTCTCTATCATATCCAGATATTGAATATCCCAACCCTCTAAATCAGTAGGAATATTAAACTCAGGAACCTGTGGAATCATATTCCAGTTATCAGGGTCAGTTTCTTGATATTGAATCATATGTGGAACAAATCTGTTCCACTGATCGTCTTGGTAATATTGCTTTATGTCAGTAACATAAATTAAAACATTCGGTTTAATTGAGATGGAAGCAACATCAATGGTCATTAGAGTTGGCTTCACTCCATCTCTTAGAAATAGAGTATCTAATGTACTAGGTGCTAAACTATACATTGTGCTATAAATCTCACCTACTGAAGTATAAGCACCCCAATAGAATTTCTCTAGGCTGCGAGGTAAAACAACTGTTTCAAGTGCAGAAGCCTCAAAAGAAGCTGAAAATTCTTTTAATGAATCAGGGAAAATAACTTGCCGAATACCCAGTTTATTAGGGCCTTGATCAGGCCCAGCAGCAAGGAAAGCTGCCTCGATTATCTCGACCCCTTTATCAAAAGTTAACTCAGTCATTCCAGTATTATTCTGAAAAGCACCTGATTTAATCACTTTAACGTTCGCAGGAATATGCCATTTGGACACATTTTGTATTCCTGCGAACGTTGTTGGTTCAATTGTTTCCCAACCTTCACCCAAATCAAATTCAGTAATCCCATACATATTACAAAATGCATGACTGGCAACACGTTTAACATCAGCAATAATCTTTACTTTAGAACCGACAGGTGGATTACTACTGACGAAAGCACTATTTTCAATTTCAAGCTGAGTACCATCAATTACGATTTCAATAGGCTGCCCATCATTATTTTCTTTATAAAAGTTACAAGTTACAAAAGCAGCTTCATCAATTTTTCGAGTTGATTTTGGAATATTAAAATTTCCGTCAGGTTGGTAAATATATGCAGTGTTAAATGCACCTTTACCGATATATTCTAATCGATTACTAAACTCTAATCCGTTACGGAAATTTTGAACAATAAAAGCACCGTCTTTGATTTCAACGGTATCTAATATTGTTTTACTAAAACTTCTCCAGACATAAGATTGATTTTCAATCGTTTCCGCAGATATTATTATATCTAATTTATCACTAGACAAATTTCCGCCATTGAACATTGCAATACATCTTTCTGGTAAGGTAGGTGCCGATATAGAAAGAGAATCTCCCATGTAGTAAGTACCTAGAAATGCTGCGTTTCCAATAGATTCATTTACCTTAAGTCTAGTATTCCCCATTGAAGCGGTTATGAATGCCCCACTACCAACCGTATCCACCTCCCAATCAATTCCTTTAAATACACCACCATAAATAAATGCACCGTTTCCAATACTGATTAATTTGTCTTTTTTATCTGGATTATTAGGGTTTAAGTTTATTTCATAAAAGCTAGAGTTTACACAGCCACCATCACCAATGTAATCTACATTTAGTTCTACGGTTCCCCAGCATTTTGCACTATTTCCTGACCAACCTCTTGCATCTAGATTAGGGTAATCCACCATACGAGTTATTAGACTTTCAATACCACCGTTTTCAATCCCTTTGGCTGTTATTGTCGCCGTATCGGAACGGGTCATTAATATACCGCCAGGTTCAATTACTCCTTCCGCTTCAATAACCAGGCTTTCTAATCCTCTTAGATAATTTACAGTTCCTCCTTTGATAGAACCTTTTGTTTTAATTCGTAAATGTTTTAAGCTGTTGTGAGCTTTCGGTAAGGCATTACCACTTAGATCATCTACGTTAATATCAAATATCGAATTAACAACCCAACCATTACCACTGGCGAATTGCGCACCGTCTACAACATTTGCATGACCAATTACGAAACTTTCTAAATAATTATGAGCAGCTCCAAAAGCATCATGTTCAATACGGTCTACTTGCAGAATTACGATTGACTTAAAATTACCAGCGGCAAAACAGCTTACATCTAAAATTAATTTTTCATTCCCAATAATTTTTAAGTTACCGATCGGACTATAAGGGAATGCACTAACACCAATATATTCAACACTCGAAGGAATTGTTAAATCAAAGTAATTAAAAGTTCTAATCCATTGTTCTGTAACAGGATCATACTCTTGATTAGTAGTTGATACTTTTTCCCAATTTTCATTAAGTTTAGATACACCAGCAAAAGCCCCTCCCAGAATTGAAAACTGTGTATCGGAGATAATAATCTTTGTTTGCCCTTCAATTACTCGCAGTCCTTCATCAATAGATATTGATCCAATCCCTGTAGCTGAAAAAGAGTCCGACTTAAGAGTATCCACGCTAGATTTAATTTTAAGATTCATAATTTTAGAACCAGAAAAAGCTCTAATTCCAACAATAGTTTTAATTAGTGAATCTTTACCAATCGAGAGATTTTCAATCGTAGAGCCACCAAAAGCACCCTCATCGATCATTAAGGTATTTGTAATTGTAACGTTGATTGCAGTTACTGCCCCAAATGCGCTTTTACCTAGAGTATTAACATTATCTACTGATATATCTATTACGCCATCCATGTTCACGAATGCATATTCGTCTACCATGCCACCACTTAATAACGTAACGGTGCCAACATTCTGCCAATTAGCGAATGCCCATTCACCAATGTGGCGAACACTTTTATTAATAATTAGATCTTTTCGATCATCAATTATTGGGAAAGACATCTCCCATAGGTATTGCTCTAATTCATCTTCCGTAAGTTCAGCTTGTTCTTCTGCACTTAGCTCAACAACAGTCGCCTTACGACCACGGTATGCATTCGCAGGGATATTCCCTGCATGATATATCCGTATAACTTCCCCTGTTGAGATAAGTGTATATTGCACATCCCACAAATCAGAAATCCGTAACACCTGCACACTAGGCACTCCGGTATCAAGCATAGACTGGACAGCGATATAATCTTTATTAGTCGGGTCATAGCCTAGTTCGGCCTTGATATTGCTATTTGTAATAGTCATCGGCTTATCGATACGACCACGGCGGAATTGACCGACAATCAATGGTGCACCCAAGCCGGTCACGCTATTTGTTTCAGTTCGATCCTGTAAGCCTGACCACTGAATTCCTGCCGCTTCACCTAATACTTTTGTCCGGATCATAAAAAATGCCTAAATTGTTCATAGACATATTATTTAAGATTTAATAATTGTGTTTTTAGCTGGGTTCCATTTTATAAATTGACTAGCATAGGAAACATTTTGGTAAATGTGACAGGTACGACTAACACACCATTTAAGTTTGTTGCATCAAATGGCACACTCGCGGCTTGTAGTGCGACGATATAAGCTTGTTCAATTGCTCTGAAATTATAATCATTTCTATCAAAACTATATATTTGCACTCTCATCAAATAATCTTTTGGTGGGAATTGGGTGCCATCATCATTAAATGTACAGTTTTTTATTAACCGAAAGCTTTCTGAAATATCACCATTTTTAGTTTCAATAAAAGATATTTGCACCTCATTTGAAGCATTACCCGTTATATGATTTAGGTTAAATGCACCAACCTTAATACTGTCTGTATCTGCATCAATTAAAGACGCTTCAACGTTTTGGGCTAAAAATGGTATTTTGTAAGTAGAATTATCAAAAAGGGCCAAATCTAAATTTGCAATCTTACCATCATTAAATAACGGCGAAAATTCCACCCCAAAATGTGCTGTTGATATTGTACCAAGTGCATATATAGCATTGTAAAGCGCATAAGCATCTTTGGCAGTCCTTCCTACCCATGGACCTGGATTTTCATCTGTAGCTGTAACTACAATTGTTTCTAATGTGCCTTGATTGGAAGCCATCAAATACCTTCCTCTTCTTCAATATTTTGATCATCAGTCGGAAGATCATCTGAATTATTACTACCAGCGAGTTGTTCCTGTTCTCTCTGCTGTACTAAATCTTTTGCCAATTTAATAGCTTCATCGTAATCCATGCCACCGTCACGCTCTAAAAGACGAGTGATCGTTTCTTCACTTAGGCCCAAGTCTTTTAATGATGCAATTGCTTGAGCTTTAAGCATCAAATTATTCATTCGCTGCTGTTGATTTGTAATTGCTTCGGTCATTGCCGCAGATTGATCACTGTAATATTCAATCTTCCATGGATAATCGTTAGTTTCATTGAACTCTTCATTGTAAGCATATCCCCAGTCCAAAGCTAAAATCTGATTTACAAAATCCATAGTTGCCTGACGTTGCATCATCGAACGGCGCATAATTTGTGCTGATGTATGAAATGCAGAACCATCACCTAAACCACCAGCCAGCATATCTGCCCAGCCTACCATGGATGGATCAAGGCCAAGTCCACCCATCAGCAGGCGAATATTAATCATTAAAGTTTCAGTATTGATCGGTGATGTACGTTGTCCCTTTAAATCACCCAATGTATTTAAAATTTGTTTCTCATTATTTGTAGGTAGAAAATGATATTTTGTATTCCAGATTGAATCGCCACCCTCTAATGCATCACGCACGAACTTCTCATGGTCACGCATCATGGTATTAAGGCCATTTTTATATGCATCACGTTGTGCCGGTGGCATTGCAGACATATTAACCGACAAAAAAACCTGATTCACAGCATCTGCGATCTGCTGACTGTTCATTGTCGATAATGCCAATATAATATTATCGTAAAATGGTTCTACATCAGCACAATATGAGCCGCCTACTGGCGCTGGTACAATAGGTGCTTCATTAATATTATCAACTTGTAATGTCTTGATATTAAAAAAACTATCTGATGCATGGTATTGTGGCACATGAGAAATTCGAGGCATTTTCAAACGAAGCATCTGGATCATATTTAATTTTGAGACAACTTTTTGCCAATTTTTATAATCTAATGCCTGGTACGCTACAGTTTTATTGACCTGTTCATAGGCTTGAATAAGTGGTGGATAGGTGAATTCATTAGCCATTAGATCAACAATACCCATGCCTTTGGTACCGTAAACTCGTGTGTAACCATCGCCAAATCCTATTGCATCCCGGCATATTTTAACAATATGTTTGTTAATCAGCTTTTCCATGGGCTTTATACGTTTTTCTAATTTTTCCAATTGAGCTTTATTGATTGTGCCCCCACCTCCCCGTAAACGTTGGGCCGGTGTGATAAAAACCTGTTGACTGGTCGTTGCATCACCACCTAAAGCAGCTGTAACGTGGATCCCCATTGCTTCCGAAATAGGTGCAAATCTAAGCATTTTCTCCCATTTGCTATAGATCTCCATGCGAGTGCGTTTTTTATTGTCTTTAGTTTCAAAAGTTCCAAGCGAAAATGGATTTAGTGAATCTTGAATACGAGCCATAGATTCTTGACTTGCATTACTTAATTCATTTTGTTGAAGGTTGGACATGCCGCTTGAATCAGCACCCAGTAAAATCGCTAAAATATCCTGCGCTGCCATAAAAAAAGCCAAAAAACCAATTAATGGTTATTTTGGCTTAGACTTATTGTACAATTTTTGAGTTGTTCCAATACGATTAATTAGACTTATTGGGTTTATTGGTATCACCAGATCCTCGCTCTACACCACTATGATCATGGCTTACAGTTGAAACACCATCTGCGACCATATCAACAGTTGCCGTAATAGTTCCAATAGTGGTCTGATTACCAGTGTGGGTAATATCTCCATCAATAATGACATGGCCTGTTAAATAGATTTCAGGTGCCGCAATTGCCACCTTGGCAGTCGCTAAAAGTTCAATATTTTTCTGCCGTATCCGTCGAATATCAGTGGTGTTTCCCGAACCATGGCTACTGTAAAATGCTATAACTGGTCGGGCTTCGTCACCACCCTCAAAGAAAACATAAACATCATTTTGCAAAACAATTTGCCGTTCCGTATCTCGATCATCATCACCAACCGGATACGCAAAAGTTGCCGTCAAACCCTCACTAGCACCATCAGTTAAACCAAAGATATGCACTTTCGCTGTACGGTTTGATGCATCATAGCTGAGCATTTTTGCTCGTCTAAAAAGGGATTGCAACATAACTAATTGTGGTTTCCAATCCGTAACACCTGCACACTAGGCACTCCGGTATCAAGCATAGATTGCACGGCGATATAGTCTTTGTTGGTCGGGTCATAGCCTAGCTCGGCCTTAATATTGCCGTTTGTAATTGTTATTGGCTTATCGATACGACCACGGCGGAATTGACCGACAATTAATGGTGCACCTAAGCCTGTCACGCTATTTGTTTCAGTCCGATCCTGTAAGCCTGACCACTGAATTCCTGCCGCTTCACCTAATACTTTTGTCCGGATCATGTTCTAACTACCAAAAAATGATTTATTAATCCTATTTTGATTGATTTGTTATATACCTTTTATTGAGAGTTCCATTAATTAAAGTGATGCAATCCAAAATTTACTGGCCATAGCGGATGCTCCACCAAGTGAACCGGTATTAATCAGATGTGCAGCTGTAACTATCACATAATTTTTACTATCAATATTGATTAAATCTCCGGCATTGAGATCAGTCATTAATGGTCGCATTATTGTACCTCGCTGAATCAATACCTTATTTAAATTTTTCAGCTGACGGCTACTCAATCTCGCCCTTTGAATGATCTTTTGATCAGATGTTGTATCTTCTCCAAGTACAGTGCTGCCATCATCATCTACCGAAACATATGATGCTTTTTCAATATTTGCCAATCGATCACTATGGATCCAAGTAACTGCACTTGGATCAATTTTTTGTTTAGCCTCTTGTTTAAACAGTGCATCAATCTTTAATGCACAAATTTTTTTATTCTGGTACCCAATGACTGCTGCTTCTTGTTGCATATATAAGGCAATTCGTTGAGTAGGTAGGGATCCTTTGAGGCAAATAAATTCAGGCAGAGGCAAATCAGATCCAAGTCCAATTTTTGCACCACATGCCCGGTATGCTGAATTAAAAGAAGTTTGCTCTAATATAACCGCATTGTTTGCTGCTTGAATTAGCCGATTGCAACCTACAGGAATTGCAACACAGGCAATGCCACCAATCCGACGGCCATTTTTGACCAATTGTGTCTTTAGTGGAGCAACTTTGATGATATTCAGCATTACACCAAAATCACCAATGCTCAACTGAGCATCCAAAACCAATGCAGCGGATAACTGTTCAGTGTCCTGTACCGTAAATTCTAGACTTACTGGCACAGGCACAAGATCAGTGCGTAACGTAGCATTTAATAGATCAGATGCTGAAATCGTTAAATTTTCATTCAACAATGTAATCTGCATCTTTACTCACTCATAGTTTTATAAGAAAAAGGCGGTTCAACAAATGCTTCCAGTTGCATAGTCTTACGTGCCTCCAAATAAATTTGATTGGCTTCACTGACAGATAGACCAAAACCATCACCACCAAGCGACCGAGATCCTTCGACCAATCGTGATTGAACCAGATCACAATGCGCACGTAATACAGGATCAATTACTGCCCACTCGTAAGCTTCTAGAGTGATATTTTTATCAAAGGGAATGATCATCGTGGCGTTACGCTGGGCTTCCAGTACTGCCCAAGCGGAATAATATTGCGCCTCCATAAGCGCAATATTGATTACATCATCAATTAGTAGAGAATACCCGGCACCGGATAATTCATCATGCAACTGAGTTGCTAAAGTTTCAATCGTACCCGCATCTACTCTGAGGTAAACCGGGCGCGCTGTATTTTCATCGTCTGGCTGCAAATTAAAAGTCATATTGAGCTACCCAAATAATGAACCTAATGTATTGGCTGCATTAGCAATTTGACCGACAGATGATAAAGCAGCCTGAGTTGCTCTGATTGTTGATTGAACAGTATTTGAGAAACTTGTGGCAGCAGCAGTTTTTTGCCCCACAGACACAGTACCATTACTTCCAATATCAGCATATAGTCCAAAATAGTTATAATCACAAGGACAAGATATAGTCATAACTTGCGAGCGGCTTTCGGAATCAAATTCACCTGGTTCAAACCGCAAAGCTAAATTATGAAGACTATATGCACGAGTATAGCTGTCCATACGACCATCATAATAGGTGGCTTGTTCAATGATCCCGCCAAGTGTATTTACTACATATTCAGCAAGTTCCTGTTCATAGCCTGACTCAGTTGCGATAATCTGAATATTACCGGTATATTTTGTATTGGGCACACCGGCAACAATACCAGTAAGTCCACCAGCATACTGCACCTCTGCTGGATCACCATTGCTGACAATTGGACGCATTGATGATTTGATGTGATATCGCATCAATGAAATACTACTATCTTCAAAAACCAACATTCCTTGTGAAGCGAGTAAAGGCGCACCTATCGCTTGAATAGACTCATAATCTTGGCGTAGTTGAGACAATAAAACTGGATTGGTCTGACGCATTGTTCTGAACTCATAATTATTTCATAGTGCTAGTTTGCAATATGCTTTAGAGGTACATTGCGCAAGGTTCCAATCTAAAAAACTATACTTTCCTCAGAAACGGCCAATTTCTCTTTTGTAGAAGTGTAGGCACTAATCCGATAAAAATAGCGTTGATCATGTTGTAATACAAAATCATCTGCATAATTCAACTGATCAGTGGTTAATTTCAAAATCGGATATGGAGAAAGCTGATAGGTACGATCAGTAAGTACATTCAATAAAGCTTGTGACCAGATCAATGCCAGATCATTATTTTCATATATTTCATCATATGCAGCGGCTTGTTGAATAAAAGATTGACTCGCCTCATCCGAAAGATTATTAAGCAGATAATCCTCTACAAAAGTTGTCACCTCCTCATTACTGACCGTAATTTGTCGATACGCATCAGGATCGGAGACATAATCAGGATTATCAATACAATTTAAATTGATAGTTAGTGTCTTTTCAGTGCCATCAATTTTACTCAAATAAGTCACCAACACTTCACAACTTGCATCCGTGATACCACAACTATGAGAAGCTGACTGAAATTCACCGTAATCATCGCTTTCAGCACTATTGGCCAAAAGTTCATTTTCATAATAGTTTTGAGCAGCTTCGTTAAAATCACGATAACTATAAATTACGTCTTCATATTGATACAAATATGCAAAATGATTTGGATTGTCTATCCTAACTACATCAATAGTTATGGTTTTTATTGTTGTATTATCTGATTTACTCAAATAGTGAATTGTTACTTCACAGTTTTTATCCAGGATATTACAGCTATGAGAAATTGAATCAAAATAACCATAGTCATCTTCATCCGTAGCATTTGCCTGAATAATCTGCGAATAATATGTCGCTGCTGCATTATCAAAACTTTGGAAGCTATAAGCTTTGCCATCAATTACATATGAACTTTCATAGTAATCTGGGTTAAGTTCTGAATAATAGGCATTCCCCGTATTAGAAATAGACCAAGCATTATTCGATAAGATATTACTAAGAGCATTTAACCCCTTAAAGTTCACTAGATCGTAGGCTTTGGCTGATTGCCAACGATTGATAATAATCGAAACTATATCAACAAGGGCAATTGATGTATTTGCACCGGTGCTGTAGTTGTAGAGTGTGGCATGAATTGATTTGTTTAACGCTACTGTAGCACTTATAAATAGCATACCTTCATCATTCATCACTTGATTTAAAGAAAAGATGAATCCACTATTTTTTGCTAATAAATCTGGTGTGAAATTCTGATAAAGATCAATAAAATATTGTTGATATTCTGATACTGTAAAGGATTTTTCAGCGATAGAATTCAAGCTTAGATTCAACAAGCTTTCTTCACAACGATAGATGTGAAATCCTGTCACAACATCATCACTTTGCCAACTACAGATAATTTTCTCGTCAATTTTTTGCAAATTCAGTAAATAAGGTGGTGCAAAGCCGCTATAGCGATCATATTCAACGCCAATTCTGACAAAGTTGTAGGTTTTTGCTACACAGGCGACACCAATTTGAGATTCACCCAAATCTTTATTAAGAGCTTTGGCAATCACTTTAAGCACAATATTTGCCGGCACAAGTTTTCTGACAGCTGGAGATAGCTCTACAATTTCAGATAAATCAACATTTTCACCAATTTCAAGGTTAATTCGACTTGTTAGGAAATGATGATTTTGCTTAATTTCTGATAAAAAACGTGGATAATTTTCTATTTGGTCCGTTTTATGCCAAAGCCTTTTTATAGTCCAATTATTTGCCCAAAGCATTTTTAAGACAAATTCTAAAAAATTAAGACCGCGCTCACTGCCAAGACTTTGCCATGTTGCAAAAATAACCTGCATAATCTTGTCTGATGAATCTGAACGCCTTAATACAACCAGACCATCTTGTTTAGTGAAACGTTCAACAACTCGGGCACTACCAATATGTGGACAGCCATAATCAACCAAATCCTGAAAATCAGCATGGATTTCATTTGCCATTACAGCAATAAATGCTGAGACCAAATCAGTTTCAAGTCCATCTTGAGCAAAAGATTGCTGGATGGGTTGAGTAAAACTTACAATATCCATGAAGTTCCTATGCTGTCTGCTGTTCGTTCAAGATTAATATTGATACTTTCAGCACTCATATATAACCACTGATGTGGTAATACACTGTCTGAAGAAGCGATAAGTGAAAAATCACTGATACGATCTTGAAATGCGGAAATATTGTTCCGTAATAACGTGGAAATTTCTTGTTTATTGAAGCCATTCACCAGCCAGCGGCTTGCAGATAATGTCGTGCGACCATACTTTTCTACCAAAAGCGCCTTAATCTGTGCTGTAACACTATCAATATCATGTACTGCTGCTAATTGACCGGAAATTGTCAGTGCATATTTCTTTTCTTCGACTGTTTCAGTAATCACCCGATCCTGATACAAATTATCAGCATGGCCTATTAGTTGGCTGATCTCGGCTATGATACTGCTCTGTTCATCTTGATTTTGCGCGACAACAGCAACATGTAAATGATTGATATCTTGATAAGTTGCACCATAATATCGGTCCTGTAAATTTTCATTCCAAACACTAATAAAATGACAACGAGACATGAATTTCTTACGCACTAAATAATCAAAATTTCCTAAATACACAGCATTTTCATCATAAAGTGAGGGATAACTCGACAAAACACGTAATTGATTGATATTGAGGGGATCTGACCCAGCACGAATAACACCACCTGAAATAAACTTTATTGTCAGTTTTTGTTCAGCATTATTATTTATATCTACCAAAGATGCATCTTTAAGTCTTGATGTATCGACATATCCATAAGTTTCTGTAATTCCAAAAGTAAATACTTCACCAATTTTGGCAGTACGGCCAGCACGTTCACTATCTCCAAATTGAACAAATAATCGTCTTAGACTATCTGTAACAATATTTACGGCATAATCATCAATATCAACATTCATCCAACGTGGCTGTAATGCATATTGATTTGGGGTAGGTGTATCATCATCAAATATAGAAAGCACACACAATGACATATCATCTTGTAATTGAATCTCTGCCTGATGAAACACTTCAGTCATTGGAACCGTATAACTCACTTCTCGATATGTACTTTGCTCTGCAATAACGGTGGCACTATCTCCAGCAGCAATTGTTACCGATTGCAGTAACCGCCAAGGCCGCCCCCCACTGTTATCTTCAATTTCCCTACCTTGTGATAAAGAAACACTATTGTTTCCATTATTGTTGATCAGCATCTGATGTTGACATGCGGTAGCCGTTGGTAAAATATTTTTGTTGCTCGCATCGGCAATGATTGAACGATCACGAGTTTTAATGAACGGTTCAAGTGTAGCAATATCAATTTCACGTGACATTAGGGACAAATATGCTGCCATTGAGCGTATTTGCTGGATAACAATAGGATCACCAGCATTATAACGTTGCAGAATATCCGAATCAGATAACTGGGCAACCAGTTTCGTTTCAAACTCAGCTTGCGTTAGCATCGTATGTTTCCCCTTGTTCACTCAATAACTGATTTTGAACATTGTTTAAATTAATTGTGATTGTTCCAACGCTCAGAACAATAATGCGTTTTTCAAATCCTTCAGCAGTGCTATACAATGCCAATTGACTACTATCTAACCCTGCTAAAATTGGAATATCTGTTTTCATCTTTGCAATAAACTCATCCGCTACCGTCGAGTTTAAAGGTCGTAACAACAAACCATTCAAATCTGCACCATAACTTGATCCAAAATAGCCATTGGGTGGTGTAAATAACCAGTGCTCGATCATGGCAATAACATCACTGGTTACAATCATGGATAGAATCTCATTTTGGCAGCGTGCAGTAGTCGGTACCCTATCGCAATGTAAATAAACCAGATGCAAAACAGAAAATATAGAATCACCAGAGTCCATGCACTGACCCCATATCCCCCAAGATCAATAATGACCTGCATAAGTCGCCAAGCTGAAATCAAGATAAGTAAAGTTACAAATGCTAAAACCCATGCCAAAAGCACCATAATTTTTTTTAAAACGATAGGTAAAAAGGGATGCGAATTTAATGTATGAATCATGGTTTTATGCTTGTTAGCCCAATAACCAGATAAAAATGCCAGCAATGTCACGAATCCAACCAATATTACATCTAGGATAAGAACCATAATCGCTCCTAAGCTGAAAGTAATTTTGCTTGTTCGATTTGTTCAAGCAATTGATCTCTAACTGTTGTGCTATCTGCAATCTGTTGATCAAGTGAATTTTCTTGTTCAGTTACCTCTTTAAGTAAACTTGTGAGCGATTTAGAGGGACTTGATGTACTTGGAATTTTTACCTTTTCTTTGGTCCGTGAAATCTCAAATTTCTTTTGGCCGTTACGGATTAGTTTGGCTACACCATTTACACCATTATCAAAAGTCATTTTAAGATCATTGGAAAAATCCCCAGACAAGACGATTGATTTACCATTCAATTCTGCTTTGAAAACGTCCGCACCAGCCCGAATGAATAATTTTAAGGCTTGGCCACCGGCAAAAATAAATTCTACCGGTACTGCACTTACACCAGATACCCGCTTGACTTTTTCTAAGTTGATAATTGGGATTTCCTGACCAGTCGTAGATGCAAGTGCATTTTTAATTTTTTGAATATATGGATCTGTTACAGCCAATGTCGCTAAATTAAGTTGAGTTGCCATCACACAAATACCAATTGATTTCAATCTAGTTATTTTGGCTGATAGAAAATAGTGAAATTTTTATAGGTTCCAGAAATAAAAATGCCACCCTAAGGTGGCCAAGTCATAGTTTAAAATATTTCCCTTGTAACAAATAAGGAAACTGTGGCTGTAAATCTATTTCCGGTTGTGTAATCTCTCTATCATAAATAGGTTTCTCTCACTAGACAAAGTAAATACGTAAACAAACCTTAGAGCCACGAATTCAATCTGTTTTAGTGACGTCCGTATTTATTTTGAATATAGGTGAATTTATTACATTCATCACATTACTAGGTACCGCTTTTTCATCAATAATCCTATTTATAGTCTCAGAATTTATATTGAAGCCAGAATTTGAGGCCGATGCTGTTGCTTGTTTCTTGTCTGGTTCAGTATTTTGATTGGTTGATTCATTAGATTGCTTAGCAGTATTAATACTAGCAAGCCCTTTTAATTTCTCAAGATACTCCAAATTATATTGATTAGCACTTTTGAATTTGATGACTAACTTGCTACCTCTTAGATCCTCAATTTTCGTATCTTGAGATGCATCAAATGAAAAAACACTTTTAGATAATGATTTTAGACTCAGTGGATCTGCCGCTATACCCAACTTTCCATCTTTAGATGCATTAGCACTCAAATTAATTTCTAACTGAATATCATCAACATAAACCCCTGCCTTTACACTTTCAGCATCTAAGTTTTTTTTCATGTTAGCAATACCAATTGCAATTTGAGGTAAAGCATCCTCAACGCTTATGTCTTGACGAGTTTCTTTATAATTTCTATTAATTTGGGACGACATACAGCCACTCAAACACAAAGTCACTAAGCATGTACTTAATATTTCATTTTTCATTTCAAAACTCCTTTTGATTATTGTTTTACTAATAAACATTATAATTACAATTTAAACAATATTTACAACATATTGTTACAATGTAAATAAATACTCAAAACTAATATCTAGACAAAAAGACCGCCTAAGCGATCTTTTTATCAATCATCCAAAAAATCAGGATCAATATAATCCCAATTTCCGACCTTTTTTAAATGATTTGACACGTAATTTGATTGCATTGGCTGTGCGGGCTTTTAAACCTGCTTTTTTCACTGCAACTTTTTGTTTTGCTGTTAAGCGAACAGTCTGGTTAGGTAAACGTTTATTTACTATAACCTTACGGCCTTTGCGAATAGCCCAAGCACCTTTGTAGACCACTTTTTTACCATGTACTTTACGTGCTGCAAAACTACCTACCCGCGCCTTACCTTTTTGTTTCATTTGACTTGAAGATAATGCAGCATCGAAACCGGCTTCACCTTCATATGGTTCCCCGTAAACAAAATCGCTGATAAATGCATCAAGTGGCTCACCATCATCTGGCAAATTAGCCAATGCAGATTCAGAACCTGCTTCAATCGCTGCATCTGCTACAGTCACATCGTCACTAAACATTTGAGCAATCGTTGTCTCATCAACACCCAGGCTTTCAAAAGCATCTTGAACTGCACCTACGACCAAATCAAATAAAACATTATCATCATCGTCAGCATCATCTACTGCCTCAACCAAAAGTCCATCCAGATAATCAGAAGGAAGTTGATCACCTAAATCACCGGCACTTAAATCTGCAATTAAAGTCGAAACAATGCCTAAACCAAGAGAACGGGCGTGTTCAATGATAGATTGTGCCTCACGAACTTCACTGGTACTTAATTGCTTGGCAGCATCTTCAAATTCAGCTGCTGTAGCACCGTCAAATAAAGCAAATGACCCTTTTACACGTTGTAAACTACCAAAACCATTCATGGTTATTTTCCTCTATTTAGTAATGACATCATCAAAAATGACTGAACGCACAGCACCTTCAGGGCGGCGTGCAAGATATAAACGAACTCGTTCAAATGGTTTTGATTCGTCCGGTACCAGACTGAATTGATATGGCTGGTAACCTAGATCCTCTGCATCCACGATTAACCCTGCGCTATAACAGGCATTTAAAAATTTGGTAATATCCCGACCGGCATCTTCGAGAAAAGATGTTGTTTTTTTCAACATATGACGTTTTAGAATTTCAGTCACACGATTAGTTGTATAGCAGGCAATTTCTGCCGCATTTACGACACGTAAGGCGCTGGTTTCACTAACATATTGAGTAAGTACATCACTCATCACGAATTGGATACCAGTATCATAATTGATACGTCGCACGACATTGATTTTTGCTTCTGCTAGTGCCTCGATGGTTTCTTCATCAAAAATCACATCATCTCGTGGGGTCATTGCCTTTAATTTAAACGGATAAGGTTCACCAGCAACTGGGTCGGCAATCATCGGAATGGATTGAGCAGTAGTTTTCACATTGCGTAAAGCTTTCAAGCCCAAATAATGGCCCAATACATAACAAGGCTTTTGACGTCCTCTTAATGAACTTGCATCACGTGGACGGCATGTGTTGGGTGACCAGATCAGTTGTACTCGATGATCTTGTGCATCAAGTGATTGAGCCAAACTTATGGCGACATCCTGATCTAAAGTAGGATCCAGTTCGACTATCAATGGAATATTAAGATTATCTATCACACGATATAAAGCAGAATATACTTCCAAATAATCAAGACCATTCAGGCCAATATCACTTGGACGCTGATCAAGAGAAATCAAAGTTTTATAAAGTGTATCTGCATCAAAACCAGGTGGTTGATCTTCAATAAGGACCAATTGAATAGAATTTCGGCCTAAGCTGTTAACGGAATTGTACGCATCACTTAGGAGTATGGCTGCGATCATATTACTGTAACTATTGTTGCCATAAACCAGTTCAAATGATTTGAAAATATTTTTAGCTCCAGCAACATTCCAGAGTGATGAGTTATCCTCTTCATTCCAGCTTAAATTACCTTGTACTTGATATATTTCATCACCAGCCAGTGTATCAATCCATGTTAATCGACAAACAATTTGGCTTCCTTTTGTCGGATTGGCCACTTTTCCGAAAAACTGAATTTTTAATGCAACTTCTGAACCTAGATAATTGTATAGATCATAGTCAATTCCGAATGCAGCACCTTCAGTATTTCCTAAACTGATTTGACCACTGGAATTTAGATTTACTGCGACTGCTGTCATAGATTACCCCCTTGTGACGAGGTAAGGACAACTTCACATTTGCTTTTTTCGATCATTGGATTGCCACCAAACATCATTGATATATGTATTGTGGCAAATACTTTTTTGGGTATTTACCGTATGTTCCAAAAAGTAGGCTGCACCATGCAGCCTAATAGGAGTAATTAACTTGACGGTCGGCTATGACATAACTTCCGTTGAAGCTTTGATGGTATATTCATCTGCTTCTAGTGTAATGGTTATAATCTCTCCAACATCAACTTCACTACCTGCTTTAAGAGATGCTTTGATAGAACTTAAATTATTTTGGTCAACAATTGAAATTTCAAAATTTGGATTATCAACTGTCCATTTAATGGATTTAAAATGATAATTATTTGGCATATTGGACCATACGACATTGATGCCATATGATGCTACTGCCACCTGACTCATTTGAGGCGCGCCATTCAAAATGGGTTCAGCGGGTACAATAGCTGGGGAGTGTACTGTAAATCCGCGGGTTGTTCCCAATGGTGCAACTTGTCCATATTCATCATTCGAGCGCATCACTACTATTGAAATAGCTTTGTCCCCCTCAGGTATGTCTTCCTTGATATTAAAAGGAATAACAAGATCCTGACCGGGCTGTAAAGTAAAATTTGTATTTACAAGGGAATCTACCAAGCCTGTAGATACTGGTTCAACAAATTTAATTTGCACTGGCCGCGTTAGCCCACTATCTGGACGGACTATACAATTTAACGTATCACCTGGATTAAGATGATAAACACTTCGGTAGTCAAGATTCGAAAATTCTGATTCAATCGAAAACTTAGTGATAATATTAAATACATCGACCACATCTGAGAGTTTAAGAGCTGAAAATCCATGTAGATGATTAATTTGTGCAATATTTTTTAGTAGTTGCTCATAAGCCAAACGCCCAGTTAATGTAAATTCAACTTGGCCCAAAGCCCCTACCACTAAACCGGTTAAAGGTTCTAAAATGTCACGAGAAGCTAAATTACCAAGCTTCAGCACATATTCAGTAGCTTCATCACCTAATAAATCAGTAAATGCATTGGTACCATTAATTGCAATTGTCATGAATTAAAACTCCAATTTACGACCAAAGGCTTGCAATTGTGCAAGATTTTTTCGTATCTGATCATAATAAGTACGACTATTCGCTTCAATTGTGACTGTTTCACCCGGCTTAATTGAAGTACACGTCATGGGTTCAACAACTGTCATTGATCCAGAATTGGTTACCTTAATACTAAGATCTGACGATTTTGTTACAGTGGTATCCTGTTTAATTTCGTCTTGCGGAACTACTTCAACAATATTTTCAGTTGGTTTAGAGGTCGTTAAAGCTGTTTTATCTGTAGTAGTCTTACTTGTTTCTTTTTTTGTGTATTTACGCTTCGTAGTTGTTTTTTCAGCACTTACCGCTTTCATATCAATCGAATTTGCTGCTTCAGCTGTTGTCGAATTCGATGGGGAGGTATCTTCGGATTGGTTGGTTTCATCAGCTACAACAAGGCTATCAGATCCATTTGTTGCTGCATCATTTGAACTTTCATCTGCTTTATCCTCCGGCTGTCCTGTTAGATTTTCATCTGAAAGGGTTGAAGTGGCAACGGGATCATTTAGGGTTTCTGTGTTTTCAGTCATTAGAATATCCTCAAATTTTATAAAAAAAGGCGTAAAACTACGCCTTTTCTATGTTCCAGTGATTACGCACCAAGGGCTGGCAGGTTAATCATTTCGATTAGTGCCACTTGATCTGCATATCGCTCAAGTGGATTTAATTCCGCAGCCATTTGTGCATGTAGGCCGAACTGAATATCCCGTGTATCCGGTTTAGCTTCACGGAAAATTGGTGGCTGAGTAATGGTCCCAACCATTGGATTACGTGCAGGTTCATTACCATTCCCTACCAGCATAATTTCGGCAGCATTCACACCTTCAATGACAACCCCCTGAGCAGTCGGTGTGTGATAAACATCGGTACCATCATTCAGTGTACCGATTCGCACGATCTCACCCCATGATGCAGTAGCACCAGTTTTGGTGAATACGCTTGAATCAAGCTGATTAAAGAATACAGCCCCCAAATCACCAACATAAAGGCCAAATCGGACAGTTGCGCCACCGGAGGCCTGACGAATCTTTAATTTTGCAAACTGAATGAATTTCAGGATTTCACGAATAAGATCTGCCGTAGTATTCATTGCAGCAGTTAAATTACCGGTAGCCCCGCGTGAAGCATCAAAAGTGAAGATACGCTTTGCAGCACCGTCGCCACTGGTATATTTCGCACGGTCTTTTGCTTCTTTCAATAGGCGTACATTTTGTTCCAGGAAATATTTACCTTGCATCGCGGCCAATGCCGCACCCACAAAACCAACACCTAATTCATTGGCCATCTGATTATTGGTGTTATAAGAAACATTAATGTGGTTAACGACCGGTACAGACTGAATTAAGTCATATTCTGGTTCTAGCGATACACCAACTGGATTCAGCAAATGCTTTTTACTACCATCTTTTGCATCAAAATCTGCAACCAAATGCACTTCAATTGCTGTATTTGCCGGTAATGCCTGATCAAAAGTTGCAGTAATAGTACGTGTGTCAATATTTACTGATACAGCATTCAATGTAAAAGTAGTACCAGCAATTTCAATTTCTGGACGTTTGATCGTTGCACTGACTGAACCTTTAGCAACTGAAAGATTTTGATCACCACGGGTATGCGCTAATTCACGACCATTTACTCGCAATGAAACATTGCCTGAAAGAAATGGCAGTAAATCACCATTTTCATTCGGAGTTTTTGCAGTAAAATCCTCGTATGTAGTCCGAGCAGTCACCGCATAAACATTAGGAGTAGCACTTTCAGCAGTCAATGCAAAAGCAAAACGTCCTTCGGCGTATGGTAGAGCTGCGTTGGCACCATCCAGATAGTCACCTTGTGCCATTGCACCAAAAGCTGAGTCAGTCATATACCGAACAGCAACTACAGGGACACGAACAGAATTGGTTGGGTTTGGCAACATCGCGACAATTGGTAAGGAATTCGCAATGACATTGGCAATGGTCACTACAGTCATAGCCGGAACTACAGCAGCCTGTTCATAAGAGCCATTGGAGATATCATCAAATTGTGCCAAGCCATCGAACATAGCTTGATTATATTTTCCTTCCGCAACACTTTTACCAGCACTCAAGGCCGAAGCAATCACGCTCGGATGCGGTAACTCCCCACCGTTTCGGCTTTGATATGCTTCAATCCCCATGCGCACAGCATCATCAATCTTGGCTTGGTATTTTTCTTCAATGCTATCAAAAATTGCCTGCAAAGGTTCGGGACGTGCTGAAGGTTCTACACTGATACTATCGAAACCAGCGACTTGACCATTACTAAAATAATATTTTGCACAAGTTGCAATTGCCTGAGATTGTGCGTCAAAATGTTGTTGTGCTTCGTTGCTTAATGCACCCATGTCTTTTACCTATGTAAAGAAAATCTTCATTGGGAGCATCTTTACATAAGCAAAAATAGGGTTTTATGGTGGGTTCCAAAATAAAAAAATAAGTGTATGTTCAGTTACTCATTAATATCACATAAGAACTTATTATACTTTTCACTAAGCAAACCGAATTCACCCCAAGATGGACTAACAGAGAAACCAACACCACTTTCTTTAATTGTGCCCCAAAAAAGTACAAATCGTCCTGAACACCCTCCTTCACGAATTCCTCTACGATCCTGTAATTTAGATTTAATCTTTAGAGAAAAATGAATAATGGAGTCATGTTTTTCTAAAAAAGTCATTCTTATGTAATCATCATTCGCGTTTCTTAAAAATTTAGATATTTTGATCTTGCCGTAAAATAAACTAGGTATCTGGTCAATATCTTGAGCCATTTCCCTCATTCTGGGTTCGTCTAATTCTTGAATATTGATTAAAGTATCTTTTAATGTTAATGCTTTTTGCATATTTGGAAAGTAAATATAAGCGTGCAACTTTTTATCGAAATTTACACAAAGTGCCTGAATAGACATTATTCGAGTCGGTAAATTTAGTTTTTCGCCTTGATGTCTTGATATTGGAATACCTGTTATTTCACCTTCCTCATCCTCAATAAACTCAAAATCATAGGGTTTAGTTTTATCAGTTGAATTATTTTCCACTGGTTCAGAAATAAATTTTGAAATTATTATTAGCTCACCATCATTGATAGCTTTTTTGGCTTGTTCTTCATTACTATATTTTTTCCCATTCCCCTCTGGTGTTCGAAGACTACATTTTACATCTTTAAATCTCGGTAAATGTCTAAAAAATGCATTTCTATTATTTGTAAGTATATTTCCATCAGTTGGAACTCTTGATAAAGGTGTTTTACATGATGGGCAAAAAATATTGCCTTTCATACTCAACTCAAATTCATTAGCCTTTATGTGGATTGAATTATCAATTAAATCTTTAATATCTCCATTTTCATATGTCCAGTTATCAAGATAAAAAGCTGTTTCAATTTTAGGATTTTTTGACATTTAAAATACACCCTAGTAATTTTGCTTAAAATTAAGTCAAGTAACTAACATTATTACTATAATAATTAAAAAAAACTAGAGTGCAGAATCTTGATTTCCTAAATATTCCTTGGATATTTTACCCACTAACCCCGCTGGTCACATAAATTCCTACTTCCGCACCTGCGGTTACTTTATAGCGCAAAGAATTCCAGACATGTTGCCTAAAAGGTTCACTATCAGCCACACCAGATTCAATTGTGCAAATAGGGATCCATTGATCCTCAATGCCAATGTCTAGTTGATCCAAAGGCACATTAGATCCAGAAAACTCAACAACTGCTCCACTGCCAATTACCTGGTAATTAAAAATTGCAGATGTACATTGAGATTTCATACCAACATCACCTACTGATTTTCCTGTTTCATTGAACAATAAATAAGCCATAATAATAATTTCCTACTCTTTTATTGGGTCTAACTGTAAATCATCACGTCGATTAAGAATGAACTTGGTTCCAAAATCTGCCATGATGGTCTGGCCAGTAATGCTGACAATTTCAAACCAAACCATAAAATCTTGATATACAGACAATCCCAGTAGATCACCTTCATTTAAGGTGAAATCCGGAATTTTAGTTATTTGATCTGATATTTGCTCATAAGAACTATCATATGGTTCAATTTGGGCAAATATCGCCACATCATCAGGATTGACCATTGAGAAATTTTTATGGACATAACCACCATTGAATTTATCCGCTAAAATATAGGCCATCCCAATATATTCATAGCTATAATTTGGCTCGTCCTGTTGAGAAACAGCCAATGCTTCAAACGATAATGGATCTAAAGGTTCTGAAATATCTGCATTGTCGTAAATGATGTTTTTACGCCAAATCTGAGCCTGAACACTGGCAAGTGTATTCATTACGACACGCCTAGCCACAAGTCTACGACCATTGGCAACTCGATTAACGGCTGTGTTAAGCATTACTTTGTACCTCGTTTATAGAATGCGTACTGTTCTGGGGTGATTAACTTTGATGCCAGCAAAGAATCTAAAGTACGAAGTGCATCCTGTTTTTGCTTTTGTATGATTTTATCAGCAGCATCTTTACCCTGTTCTTTAGCAACTTTCTCAAGTTCCTGTTTTTGCCGTTTTTCTGCCTCTCTCTGTTTTGCCTTATTATAATTATTAGCCCGGCGCATCATTTCACGTTGAGCTGCCTTATCGTTACGTGCGATAACCTTATTGGTTTTACTCTCAATAATTTCAAACTGGCGGTCCAGTTCTTTAATCAATTGCCTGTCAGTTTGTTTACGTCGTTGACCTGCCTGTTTACTGCGTTCTTTCTGTAATTGCTTGGTAATATACTGTGTAAATGCTGGTGAAAGAATATAGTGCATGACTCTTAATACATGTTTACAAGCCACTCCGGCTAGATGTGGATTTGTGAGTTTTGGATAGCCTTCTTCAATACGCCCAAAACCATATCCACCAATTGATGCAATATATCTAAACCAGTATGTATGCCGTCCACAATCACATTCAAATTTCAACTTTCCATACATCAGTTTCTTTTTCACTGCATCCGCTGTAATAGCAGTGGGTTGTAAAATTAATGATTGATAATTAAGGAACTCAACATTTACATGGTGTTCAGTAACATTACTTTCTTTACTGGCATTTGTCATAAAATGAACAACGCCATTTTTTATGCTTAGAGGTACCGCCATAAAGATTTGTTCATTTGATTTTTTGATATCAAATGGCAAGCTTAAATTTATAACCTGTTTTGCTGTAATACCTCGCTTATACTGGTCCTGCAACAACTCGATATTTTTTTGAAAAGCCACCAGATCATCACGATTTACACGGCGTATTTCATTACCAAGAGTCGTATAAAAGACCTTCTCAACATCATAAGTTACACCTTTTTGTATATCCTGAGGACGCAGAAAAGTAGGTTCTGTAAGTTTTGAATCGCCTTTGCCAACTTCCTTTCGTTGTTGGGTTTCACTGGTAAATCGACTTTTACCTTGTGCCCTTAGGTCAGATTGCTCAACTTTCTGCCTAAGATGCTGATGTGCAGCACGCAAACGATCTGGTTCGATCTCTGCCATTAGATTTCATCACTCATATATGTTTTTCTTAGAGCAATGACATCGCTGATTAATGGTAAAATTATCCGTTGTACTGGTAATAATTCCCATATGCCTGAAACACCACAAGCAACCAATACAACATCAACATGCATCCGGGTACCATATGCCCTCAGACTAAGTAATGTAGGATCTTTGGCCTCGTCCGGCTGAACATCCCAGACAATTATGCGCCGGACATCACTCTGATTCCTGCGTTGTTCAAGCAAAGTTCTAATCGCATTACGGTAGGCATTAATCATAATTAATATCCTATTGCTTGCCAGTAAATACCATCAAATTCTCTTGTTACAGATGCAGACATATTTTGTGTCAGTACAGTAACACCTGTTAATTTAGGATTGTAGGTTTGTGAACCTAGGTCATTTTGTTGATTGAGTGTTTTTAGATTTAAGCCAGTAATAACATTAATAATATTTTCAGGAAATGCTAACGGAAATGTAACCTCATAATACCGTTCATTACTATCCGAAGATCCAGGTACTCGTACCCATCCATTTTCACTAAATGACACAAAACCCCATTGTAAAATAAATCCATTTGGTAAGGCCGTATACCCATTTTTGGATTTTAAACTTTGACCTATTTGCACTTCACCAGTTGCATTAAGTTTTAAATTTCCTTGTGTATCAGCTGAGATGCTTGCAGCAACAGTATCATTACCATGGGGTTTAAAATTAATGGCTTTAGTACCGCTTCCCCCATTGGCTGCACCGATGCTTATAGATTCTGTAGCAATAAAAGTTTCAGCAGTAAGATTCTTTTCTGCAACTACATTTTTAGTGAAAGTGGCATCACCTGAAATAGTCGTTTTTCCTGAGAGCTCTGATTCTCCAGTTACTTCCAATTTCTCGGAAACCTTCAACTCGGTTGTATTTGTCTCTTTGGAAAAACTGTTTTTATTGTTAAATGTATTTTCGCCATTGAAAGTATTGTTACCATTGACTTGGTTATTTTCTTCTCGTAAAAAATATTGTGGATGCGGATCATCCGCTGCAAGATGTTCATTCATAAGTTGCGTAGCAATCTGACCATCCGAATCAATTACTATTGAAATCGAATCAGAATTTACATCAGCAAGTGACATTCCGATCGTGACTACGGTTGTAATCTCATTAACAAGTGTAAATAATGGATCAATATCTGTTGTAGACGCTACTGCAAATAAAATTCCATCTTCTGTAAGCAAACCAATCTCATAGATATCTGCTGAAATTGTAGAATCAATTGAGGCAATTAAATTTAGTGTTCCACCCTGTGTACTTCCACCACTTAAATTATATCTAGCCAATTGATTAGTGAGAGATTGTAGATTTTCTGCTGCTTGAGAAGCATCATAACGACCACTACCCACAGCAATATAAGCAAGTTCAATTGTAACTTTCAGATTTTCAGCATCAATCGCTGCTTGTTTACCCACGTTGGTCAGATAAAATTGAGTCGCCATTTAATACAAAACCAAGATATTTAAAATAAATATCATGGTAATAATAATGCTATGGTTATTTTGTGGTTGGTTCCAACGAAGAAATCACATTTCTTTGGCAGCCTCCCTTAATTTGGCAAACCGACTGGCTTTATCTGCCTGTTCCTGCCCCTCAGGGGTATCATCGATCTGGTCAATTGTGTCATATGCTTCTGTGTAATGAACATTTTCTAAGAACAAGAAAGCGAATGCATCACCCAAATCGGGTGATTTAATACCCTCTCTACGCATTTCCTCTTTAGATTTGATTTTGTATCGGCTTTGATCATCAAAAGCATATGGGATATGAATAATCTGTTCTTTAAACTTGACCGAATGCTTTTTGGTTTTGAGTTTGAAGCGACCCTGAGATATAGCGCGGCCAAGACAGACATAAGCCTGTGCACGTTTATTGACATATTGCTTTCTATTTTCATTATTGAAACATGCACCGCCCCAATATACCGGAATATAGAAAATGCCGTTATTCTTAAGCTTTTGCCCTAGGCCCTTACCAGCTCCATTGTCATCAACAACAAGTAATGCATTAGGATAATAGTTGATACATTCGTTAATCACCCCAAACAATTCATCAATATTATCTTTGTTTTTACATAATGGAATATCGACGACTTCAACACGTCGCGCACGATCTCCCCACTGTGCTTCCCCCAAAACCTTGGACACGGCAATAACACTGTCATCTCGTCCTACACCACCACCCACATCAACAGTTATAACGTACCCGAACTTATGATCATCGAAAATACTGGTACCGACATAACATTCTTCTGCCTGGCGCATAGAAACCAGAAATTCATCAAGTCGATCAGGGAATCTACCCAGTACACGAATTTGATATTGAGGATCTTCGCGGGAACCATATTTGAGTAATTGTTCACGGATAGATTTTTTACTGACCAGTGGCGACTCTTCACCATTGAATACCAATGAAATCCAGTCACCGCCAACCCTATGGCTAAGTTTATGGTGTGTATCATAGAACATACCTGAACTTTTAGCCGGTTGTGATGTCATTACTGCACGATTGTCCTCGTGCGTTAATGCACCGAGTACCACGTCCATGACGGCATCATCAACGCCACAGGCTTCATCAATCCAAACCATGTAATTGTCGCCGTGCATACCGGCAATATTAGTTGGTTGATGTTTAGGGGCAGTTTTGGCAAAAACATACCATTTTTCTTTATAGCCTTTTATATAGACTAATTCGGATTGATAACCAACATACTCAGCAAGCCAACCCAGTGGTCCTTGTCTAAGACGGTCCAGATTGATACTGATTTCTTTCCATACTTGTTTTTTTAACTGCCCGATCTGTGGTGCAGTAAACAACATGATACTTTCATCAAAAAATAAAAGATGCCAAAGAGCGACTATACCGGATGAAGCTGTTTTACCAGTACCGTGACCTGACGCAACACTGGTTCTGGATCCATCGAATGCAATTGATTTAAATAGTAATTCTTGCTGCCATGTAGGTTCAACGCCTAATGCTTCAACAGCAAAGGCGTAAATATCATATCTGTAGCGTTCGCACAGTTCCCACCATTCAGGAATGTCTTTAAGTGGTTTTAAAGCCAAAAAAATACCCTATAAACTTTGATTTATAGGGTAATCATTTGAATTAGATTAAATTTTAAGATGTTCCAAACATCAAAATATATAAATAAAATTAATGTTTGTGCTACATTAATTATCCCCCCTGGAAAATTTAATGTGAAATCAATGAAAGCTAGACTTTGCTATTCTAGTAGAAGAAATGAAGATGAGAACTTAATTGAAGATATCATCGATATTCTTACTGTAGCCCGTAAATTTAACTCGGAAAACAAAATTTATGGCGTTCTTTATTATGCTGATAATTCCTTTTTTCAATGTCTTGAAGGTAATAAAAGTGACATAGAATCCTTATTTGAAAGCATAAAAAAAGATCCTAGGCATCACTCTTTAAAACATTTGGAAACAACACATATTGAAAAGTTTAGTTTTAAAAAGTGGTCTATGAAATATGTAGACAAAAATTCAGATATCGATATGTTCTTCAAAAAGAATGGTAGCGAAAAATTTGATCCACAGGTATTAGATTTGAAAATTTTACCATTATTTTTAGAAAACTTAATATGTGTCAATCAAAAGGAATCAAGCTCGCGTCTTAAAAAAGGCATTTTTAACCGTGGTATTACTCCAATTTTTTAAATCTTATTAAAAAATCAGCATTTTTTAATAAGAAAATTGACATATATGAAAAAAATATTCCTGTATAAATCAGGAATATTTCATTTATATTTCCCAATATAAAAATTAAGATTAAAAAAGGAATTGTTAAAACAAAGTAATATTTTGATTTTTTCAATTGAATCACATATAAAATATTGACCAAATTATAAATAAATGATGTTAGAAATAAATTTAAACTTTGAACTAACTCAAAATAATCAAATAATACAAGAAGAATAAAAAAACATATTGTTGATAATAAAAAAAAGATAAGGTCTTTTAAATTTAACATAATTTCCTCCCGATAAAAAAAGGAACCTTCTCCTATTCCCCCCGGAAATGGAGAAGGTTCCAATAGTTCATGCATTGAAATTTATTATTGAGATGGTAGTTGAAATTATGTTTTCCATTCTCTTTAATCTTGACCAAGTCAATTTCAAATGCATGAGTTAATTATAGAAAATCTTTAAAAATAGACTATAAGCTTTTGGCTTACATAGATGTCAGATCTAGCTTACATGAATGTAAGAAATAACTTACAAATGTTTATTTTTTAAACAGTGTTTCACTTTATTTCACATTGATACTAACAACTAAATGGCAGCATACTGTTATCGACATCTTCTGACACTGTTTTAGCTTCAAATGCACTATAGTTGAATGCCACTTGGCTACTTGCCCAGACTGCAAGTAAAGTTGCAACATGGCCATTATCCAACGAACTGCTGTCAAATTCCTGTTGGATACCATTCTTGTCCACTTTACGAACTTGCAGAATATTACCGGGATCAAATCTGTTTAAGTTTTTTGCAATCTCTACCAATTTTGAACGCATACGCATTTGATAAACTGAAATTACAGTCTCAAGATCCTCTTTGGCATTAAATGATAAATGCCAGCTTTTAACCAACTCAGGTGCATCCGTAACCACAATGGTAGTTTGACGATATTCTTCAAGTACTGGAAGAGTTGAAAATTTTTCCAGCTTTTCTATTAATAACTCGCCAGTATCTTTAAAACAAAGCCCTAATATCCTGACTGGCTCATTGGCAAAGCCCACAACTCTGGCATCAATACGAATAAAATCGGTCATAACAAACTTACCTGAATCTATTTGGTTTTCTTTCCATTAAAGACTGGCATTCAACACATAAACGTACACCACCCAAATTTCTACGTTGCTCCGGTATTTCATCTCCACATTCCTCACATTGTAAAAGTGAAATACCATTAAAAATTACACGATTGAGTATTTGTTCTTTTAAAAGCATTTCTGCCAGATCATTTGCCTTATCTATTTCATCACTCATTTCTAATCCTTAATTCTTTCAACTTCAATGACACCTGTATCCGGATCAGCTGTAATGCGAGTATGCAACTCATCATATTGATCAGCCTGTATCACAACACTGTCATTAATTTCCCCGGTTTTAGGCATACCATTCTTATCGTAGCCATTGCCTACAGTATCCTCATCATATGCACCTAGACCAAGAACGTGCGGAACGTAGCCAACCAATGTGACATCAACTGTAAAGATAGAAATATTAGTGGCTTCACTCGGAACCGGATTAGGCATTAAATTATTTTCAAAGACAATAAATCTAAATTCATCAAATACATTTCCACCAAGATTAAAAGTAACATTAATTTTTCGTTTCCAATCATCTGACAAATAAGCACATAATTGTGAACACACAGACCGGGCATCATGAGGATTGGTTGCATAAAAAGCGACTTGCGCACGAATTGCCTGAGGTATAACTCTAACCTTAACCAGCTTTTCATTAATGATAGTTTCCACAAAATATGGAACACCTAGTAATTGACTGGTGTCCGGTGGCATATCGACAGGTGCAGTAGCGGTTAACATCACGGGGAAAAAAGATGATGTACCAGTTTCACTACCATCATTTTTATTTTTACGATACGCACCCAGCATACCTTCAGAATCGTCCATAAGCTGTGCACGGCAGGATCTAATAGCCTTGGCAACTTCCCTTCTTTTCCATTCAGCTAATTGTAAAGTCTCTGGCATGGTCCATGCTCGAAAATCAAGAAGCAAAAGGACCCATGCATTTTGTATCGCTTTGAGGGGATCATGTGGCATTGCATCCATACATTATCCCCCGAATGTTAAGAATTTACGGACAGTTTTAACAAGGCCAGTTCCTCGCTGCTTTGTATTGTCCTGAACTAAATTACCTTCCAGTTGTTCTAAATAATGTTCAGCTTCAGCAAGCGCACTATCAAATGTACGAATTTCACCAACCATACCTGTGTAAAGATCCTGTTGACGTTGCTGCTGTAATTGCTTTTTACGTTCATGCAAACTGATTTGCTGAGTCAATGCATCAATTTGATCAAGTGCCTGTTCGTTCATTTGCCCCAAGGTAATTTGGGCATGGATACTGTCAAAAGTGCTGATAATTTGCTGCTCAAGCATATTTGCAATTAAAGCCTGTGAAGGTTCTAGTGCTGATAAATCAGTTGCACTATCAAAACATGCAATCAGATTATTAGACGGATCTTCAGGGACAAATAGGCCATCAAATAACTGACCATCACCAACATTGGTGGCATAGTTGGGCTGGGTTACATAATCAAACCCGAAGAAGCCACTTGGTGTAAGTTTATTTGGTGGTGTTTTGCGATAGTTTACAGCGGTACTAAAACCGCCAACTTTGGCAAGGTACTGCGTGCGAGCAAATTCCCCAGATTCATTTTCCAAAAATTCCGCACGATGACTTACAGTACCATCTTTATCAGCTTTGATTTCAATGGTCCTGAAAGCAGGCTCAAGGTGCACCATCTTTCCACTGATCGGTACGCTCTCAGGCGGTACCATACCAAAACGTTGTCGAATCTGATGTCCATAGAACCCGATCAATTGCCCTGTCTTAACCATTTCCTGAGTGCTTGGTGCATTAATCAAATTGATCATGCTCATAAAATCAATGTTTGATCTGTCCACACCTGTATGCTTACGCCCCCGATTATGTAGGTTGTATTGTAAAACTTTAGTTTTTCGTCCTTTAGACATGAAAAAGCCCCAACGATGTATTGAGGCTATTTTGCTTTGTATTGGAATGTTAATTTGAGCTGAGTTCCAGCAAAGGCAATTTCATCTTATCTATAATCATTAATAAGCTATTACCGCTTTGAAAACCGATGGTTACTTTATTATATTTACCACGCCCAGTAATCATTCCACCACAATATTCTGTATCTTCTACTTCAACGAACTCAACAGTTTAAAGATCAATTTGCTGATCATTGTGGTGCTTATAGCAATAGATTTTCACTATTTTAGATGACATTTTTACCCTCTACTCCTCGAAGTTTACGTGAGAGTGAACGATCTTTGAACGCTGATAACGCCAACTGCATATGTTTCAAAGCAATTTTATTCTCTTTACACGGAAATTTAGCATCCAAAATATTCATCCGGTGAATCAAAACTTCAAGCAAGGCTTCATTCGTCAAACCGTTAATACCTTCTACTGGTACCGATCCATCCTGAAAATGCAGATGAGTTTCAAAGTAACGCTCATGATCAAAATCCTGTGCTTCTAAATCAGGTGTGATTGTGTAGTAGTAACCAGGTGGATAGCTGAAAACATTATCAATGGACTGGCCATTTCTTAATTGATCTTCTTGTTCTGTGGTGAGTTCATTATCTGAAATTGCAACAAGATGCTGTACAGATAAATTTGAAGGTTCTCCAATAATATCAATTACAGCATAGCTGGTATCTGGAATTTGATTTTCAGTGTTTTTAGACATTAATAAAGCCTATATCGTTAAAGAAGTTTTAACTTTATAGGCTTTGATTTGGATTGAATGTGTTGAGTTCCAAGTCTGATCATTTACAGAATATTCCACAACGAAATGTCAAACTGCTGAAAAGTTATTTAGCGTAGACCCATAGTTCAATGTTTATAAGAGGCTGTACATTTTCTCCTATGGATTCTACTAAATCATATTCTTCATAAAGACCACGTTTATTAAATAAATCATGTTTATTTTCTTCCATATAATGTGTAATAAGTCCACGCTCTGCCTGATTTAAAGCATGCACTAAATTTGATGAACGAGTTTTTAATAATGCAAAAACAAGGTGTTTTGAACCTTTTTTAGAATTTTTGATGTGTTTCATTAACTCTAAAGACTTAAATTGTTGTTTTAATCGGCTTCTTAAATTTTGTGCCTGACCAACATACAATGCTTGTTGAGTTTCACCATGCTGACGATAAAAAATATATATGCCTGCTGATTCTGGAATCTCATTTAACTCCAATTCATCATGGTAATTTACATCATCTGTAAAAGAACCTAATTGCAATGGCTCTTGCCAATCTAATTTTATTTTCACAACTATCTCACTATACGTTTTTAAATGAAAATTTGTAAAATATCTAAATATTTGAACTTTATATTATATAAATTTCAGTGAAATAACACGAAATATTAGATGTTTTTAACTGGACTCAAGAAATATCTTTCAACCATTTAAAAGCCTAAATTCCTTTTTCCAATAATAAAAAAGCCCGCATATGAGTACGGACTTTAAATTTGGTGTGGTTGGTGGATTTTCACCACCACTTAAACCTTTGATAATCAAATTAACTCATTGACACTTTAGAGTTTTATAGTATTATTTGCAAAGGCGGTACACGCACAATAGAGGAGCCAGACCTTTTCTGGTACCGGTGATTATATATCACGTCTGGGGCAGTCTGAGCGCGATTGTACCGCCGCAATTTACTTCCCACGTCCTGGCTCGTAAACTGTATAAAACCAGAGTCTGGTTTCAGGATCATTTTCACCTTCGCTTTCTTTGAATCTTGTTTCTCTTTTTAATACAACCATAACTTCGGTGGAATTTCTCATTCTTAAAACAACCTTTGCTGTTAATCCAATAAAATCTGTATAACAAACATAACCATCCTTTCTATTTTGATATCTTCTCATGGGCGTTAGCATACGCCATGTGGATACATCATTTATAATTCTAGCTGCAATAGGTAACAAATTAAAACTGGCTTCAATTCTTGCTATAGGGCGGCCTTTGCGAGTGATATGACTCCATCCGGTCCTGTTAATTATTACTTGACCAAAGTAAGGGTTAATTGCACCATTCAATTTCCATTTTTGGTAAAACTCAATAGCTTTGCTTTTTAAAGAGGAGTTTATATTCCCTTTAAGACTTGATGGCAAAATACTATTTAAGGTATCTGATTTTACCATATCAATCAAATGTTTATCACTATAATCCCCTTGTTTCCTTGCTATGCGTCTTAAAGGACCTTTGCATTCTGGTGATTTTGAAAATCTATTTTTTTTGGGGATACTGATAATGCTACTACTACCCTCAAAATATGATTCATTTGATTTTAGATCAGCCCAATATGAATATTCATTCTCATTTTCATCTTCAAAAAAAAATATTAGAACACATGGAATTGGAGATTTTTTCCATATTTCTTTCTTTTGAGCTAGTTTATTTATCTTAAGTTTTATCTCGTTTCTATTTTGGCTACTGATATAGCTATTTCCACTTTTCACTTGTACATGAATTAACCCACCTGTGAAAGCCCATGATTGCTTACTTTGATTCTCAGGATCTTTTGGATTCGAATGTTTCGATCGGATATATATAATGCCGTCAAATCCATCATCATTTTCTTGTGAAATAGGTTGAAATCCCCATCCCCATTTGAGTAGGACTTTCTCCACATAGTTCGTTCCAAGAGATCCGGTTCTATTGCTTTCAGAAGTCATTTAACACCCTATCAAAATTGCACCTGTGGATATCCCATAGGTTTAAATTTCTAGCTTTTTAACAGCGACTAAGCGGGAATGGTTTGCCTACCTGCTATTTTATTTGTAATTGAAAAAATAAAGCTAGAAATTTAAAATTACTATATTATAACAAAACTAAGAGTTTTCTGAGTGACTAAACCAAGATAACTTTCTCTTAATTAATAAATGAATCCTCAAATTTAACATATCCACTCTTAGCAATGAAATTTTGGCTTGAAACTGATTTTCCAGCTTCAATCAAACATCAGTTTTAAGCTAGGTTATTGCTTTGCCATCTCTTAACTTAAATTAAATGGTAATTCTATATAAAATGCTGCAGGCTCTCCATTTTCAGTGTATTTATTAAATTTTGCAGCCTCAACAGCTTTTACAATTTTTTTATCAACCTGATCATCGCCACTGGTTTCAAGAATTTTTGCACTTATTCGCCCCTTTACGTCAACATCAACACGAACTATCACATTACTGTTTGTTACGCCTAATAAATCTGGCTGAGAAAGCCTTATTTTTGGGTAAGTTCTCCAGCTGACTTTACCATCCAAATTTAATTTTTTTTCACTTTCAATATTAGTTTCATGCTTTTGCTCAGGCATCAGTAGTTGATTAATATCTGAACATACCAACTGATTATTATCATTAGATTTAGTGTTACCTATCCCATCCCCATAATATGTACGTATTTCATTTTTATAAAAAACTAAGGTTCCTCTATACACATCTTCAAAATTTCCAAATTGACTCAACCTAAGTCTATTCATATCTTGCCATTTAGAAGACTGATGATCGGTAGCTTTTACTTCTTGGGCTACTCCTTCTCCTTTATTACCTGATAAGAATATTAATATATCCCCGCGCCACACCACGCCATTCAACTTATCAGCTTTATTGATTGTAGGAAATGTTCGAAATAAAATTGTTGGCTTATAATCAACAACATAATAAACCTTATCTATACCACGAATATATGATTTACCATTACACTCTACAAAATCCTTTTTAAAGTTCCGAATAGCATAATTTATTACAGTTCTTTCAACATTGTTTAAAGATTCTTTTTTGATTGTAATGATTCTATATGGATTATCTAAATTTGATAAAATATTATTATAAAATCTCTGGTCAATATCATTTGAGCTCCCAACCGCAAATGAATTTAAGCAACCCAATATCAAACCTAAAAGTATTTTTTTATTCATCTTTCCCCAATTCCCCCTGTAATTGCGTGTGCTAAAGCACGATCGCCTAAATTTTGGGTAATACTACCATCTGACTGATTTACCACCAATACTTTTTGTGGATCGGTAGAATTTAATCTAGTTTTGGCTGTTTCAATCTTAGGTGTATTTGCTTTAGCTGTATGGTTATTCAAATTTACTGGGTTAGCAGTCGCAAGCATAGTATCTGCCTTTGCAACAAATGGAGTATTTGTTTTATTTGTCGATGCCAATAAACCATGCTGAACTTGAGATGTAGAAACAGAACTATCTTTAGCATTATGAATCAATAAAGACTCGTGGTTACGTCTTTTTCTATTAATGCCTTTATTATGTGCACCTAGAGATTGAACAGAGTTAGAAATTCTTTTTAAGTCCCCAGTTTGAACAGCTTTAGTAACACTTTTTGGCAAACTTCCGTAATTGTAGGCAACCGAAGTCAAAGCTGCTTTCGCATCATCTGGTAGCTTATCCCAATTTTCACCACCAACTTTACGCCTTGCTTGGGCTGCAAAAATTTTTGAACGTCTTAACAAGTCTCTCTCAGCATCTTCCCTAGAAACCTTTGTATTAGAAGTAACTTTACGAACATTTCCATTCTTATCTGTTACAGTATCACTGCCATAACCAGTTCGATATGCATTCACATCCCAATATGCTTTTTCACGAAAACCTTCATGTTGTCTCAATAAAGCCATGGTCTTTTCTTGGGCATTTCCTCCCTCTAGAGCCTTATAGTCATTAAATCCAATGGTATCCAGTCCTTTATTGCCTATATTTTTAACAGTTTGCCAGGCACCATTAAACATACCTCCAATTGCACCAGCACCAGATTTTAGTCCGCCCCAAGCCTTATCAAACCACCCAGAAATTGTATCTACAAATCCATCCCAGATAGATACGATTTTTTGACCTAAATCTGATTTGATCAAAGAATCAGTCCAATTCTTGAAATAAGGTGCAACTGTTGTTCCCAGCTTGTCACCAATCCAAGCACCAACACCAGCACCTACAATTGTACCGGCTGGACCAAGAACCGATCCTAAAACACCTCCAACAACACCGCCCCCAATAGAGCCTATTGCACCTCCTTTCTGTTCAGTAGATTTATCCCCCCAATCCATCAAACTTATGGCACTGAGCAATCCACCAACAATTGGTAATCCTTTACCAAACTTTAATATCTTGGATAATACTTTTCCTCCTTTACCCAACAATCCGCCAAGTAAACCACCACCCGATCCCAATAGTTTGGATAATAAGCCACCCTGATTATTGCCCGTGCGATCTGCGATACGCTGCAAAATCTTAAGTTGTTTCTTATTATGATCAGTTTGCTCTTTCGGCAATGGTTCAGAACGTTTACGCATCTTCGCCAAACCGGTCAAAGGCTTAAATACTATTCCAGCCATTCGTTTAACTGGCGACAAAACGGTACCTAGTTCATTTATTGCATCAACCGTTGGATCAAAACCTTGTGCATCTGTACCTAATCCAGATACTGCCTGTCCAAATTTCCCAACTATATCGCCAAACTTTGAAATTGTTGTTGAGGTGCCAGGGACAAATCGCCCTTTATCATCACGATTGCGTTTGTCTACAGTTTCATCACTCTCAGGAACATCACCAGCAACAAAACGACCGTTACTGTCCCTTTTTCTATCAGACTGTTGAGTATTGTCTCTTGTTGATTCCACAGGTTTAGTTTGATTAGTATTATTTCGGACTGGATCAATTTGATCAGATTTAGATGAGTCCATATTAGAAATGGCTTTGATCTGTTGTTTAGACTGATTTTCTAATATTTGTGTTGCATCTTTTATAATATCTTCAATGTTCTTAGCCGAGTTAGCTTCATACATCGCACGCTGCAACCGGCTAATCTTAAATCGCTGTGTTTGTTCTACTGTGTCATGCCTAAGCAGCTTTAAGATTTCCAGAATATTCTTATCAATAGTTTCAACTTTTTGCTGAACCGCACCAATCAGAAAGCCTTGGTTATCATATTGTAAACCACTATCACCTATAGCCATAAAAGGCACTACCCTACGTTTAAATTAGGTATAGGTTAAGCCATGGATTTAATGAAAAATGTTGCCAGTTCCATCCCATTATTTCAAAATCCTTGTAACTGATTTTCAGGTCTTATACTATTGATAAATTATTTATATGCCATCAACACACATGCCAGATCAACAACTCTCATTAACTGAATACCTTAGCGCGATTAAGGAAGTCATTCAGATTTCATTTGATGAAGCTGTATGGGTTAAAGCCGAGATCCGGAATCTAAGTGTAAAAGGTGGACATTATTATCTGGAATTAGCAGAAAAAGAAGAAGATACAGATAAGGTTATTGCAAGTTGTAGGGCAACGATCTGGAAACATACAAGTAAGATTGTTTTAAGATTTCAACGTGAAAGCGGTATTGAATTATCCAAAGATTTGAACGTTCTCATTAAAGTCAAAGCACGATTTGACCCACAATATGGATTTTCACTTAATATTGAGGACATCGATTCCAGTTTTACACTCGGCGATATTGCAAAACGATACCAGCAAATTGTCGCTCGATTGACGGAAGAAGGTTTAATTAATAAAAATAAGCTTCTCCCTGTCCCATTTGATATTCAAAATGTCTTGGTCATTGCTCCACAAAATGCCGCCGGCTTGGGTGATTTCAAAAAAGATGCTGATGCTTTAGATAAAGCCGGTGTGTGTCATTTCGTATATCATTCCGCCACATTTCAAGGCAATACAGCTGCTGTCAGCATTATTGAGTCCTTAAGCTCGGGCTTGCGCCAATGGGTAAAAGATTATGATGGTACACCACCAGACCTGATTGTGATTATTCGCGGAGGCGGTGCAGTCAATGATTTGGCGTATCTGAATGACTATGACCTTGCCGCTTTATTGTGCAAACGAACTGTGCCAATCTGGGTCGGCATTGGTCATGAGAAAGACCGGACAATATTAGATGAAATTGCACATCGCTCTTTCGACACGCCCAGCAAGGTAATTGCCGGTATACGCAATCAAATCGCTGATCGTGCTCAGGAAGTCATTACTTTCATACAGTCCATAAAGTTACTTTCCCAGCATCATATTGCCAATTACCAGAATAAGAATGAGCAATTGATCGGTACAATCAAAACCGTGGTCCAAAATCAAATTTCAATGGCAACCAAAAACCTGGAGTTGATGAAAGGTACGACACATTATTTTGCCCAGCAACAGATCAAAATCGCTAATAGCAACGTAGAATCCTTAATGCGTGAAACACTACTACAGAATCCTAGAAATGTACTGGCAAAAGGCTATGGAATCGTACGCAGTAACGGCAAAGCTATCAGATCAATTCACCAAATTTCTGGCACTGATATTTCAATTGAAATGCAAGATGGTCAGATCCAAGCAACAGTTAACAAGGTAATCGACAATGACCAATAAAGAACTTACTTTTAAAGAAGGCTACGAAATTTTAAAGAAAAATGCTGCCCTACTTGAATCTCAGGAAGAACCAGACATTGATAACCTGATGAAAATCGTTGAAGAATCCATGCAAGCATATAAAGCCTGCAAATCAAGGGTTGATGCTGTTCAACAGGCTTTGTATGAGACGTTTAAGGAATAGAAACGACAATTAATATTATAACTTAACTCTTATTTTAAATTAAAATCAAACTGAATCTGTACTTAATAAATTCTGATTTAATAAAATAAATTAGACCTCTTGCGAAAGTGTTATTTCAATCGATTTTCAACTTTCACAATCTCTCATAGAACATAGAATCTTACTGGTCAAGATTTGATTTACGCAAGAGGTCTATTAAAATCTAAAATACTTGTTTAACAGAGTCTATATCTTTTATATCAATAAATTTAAATCTATTTTCTTTATCAGATTTATTTATAAGAATTACATTGTCAGAATATTTATCCAGTAAGAACCATTGATGTGAGTCTGTAATCTCAACTATTGGCAAACTTTTAGTTGATAGTTTATGTGCATGTGCAACACCCAATTTGTATGGAACAATAAGTATTAAAATTAAGCCAATTATTTTACCGAATTTTTTGCTGAGAAATAGTATTCCTATTCCATTTAAGCTTAATGCAATATACAAATAAGTATTAAATATTGTACTAATTGATTTTTCTTGAAAAAAATATAATAAAGAAAGTCCACCAAATGAGGAAATCAACATAAGATTTGCATTTAAAAACTCAACCATAAAACTTCTATCGGTTGTAAATATAACTTTTTCTAAATAAAATATTGCTATAGCATAATATATGTACACCTCGAGATCGGAAATCATAAATTCAATAGGCGAAAAAAAAGATAAAATCCAACTTGAATTAATCTCATTAGAAGTATAAATACCAATTTTATTCATTAAACCAATAATAAGTATTATAGGTGTAATTATTGATATTAAGTCTACCATGCTTGCTTGTTTTATTTTCTCGACTATCACAGTAAATACTCCATAAATTTAAATTAATTATTACATATTGATGTGTATCAACTTATCAAAGGAACTATCAACCTAACTTAATAATTATAGAACTTGTCTTAGAATCTTAATTCTATGATCAGAAATCTTTAGAAATCAAATTTATCAAAGTTGATAACTATTTTTGATAATGTACTTAACATATGGTTATTACTTAATCTACTGTCCATTTTCCTCGATTTCCTTGCCCATTTCAATGTATTCAAGCTGCCTTTTGAATGCTTCTTTCTTCTTCTCTTTCATTTGTCGTTTGGCTTCTTCCAACTTGGCAGTAGATTGATTCATAACAGCCGTGCGCTTGGCTTCCTGCTCGCTCTGATCTTTTAGGTCCTCAACTTCAAGCCCCCAGAACATGGCCTCGGTTCTAGCAACATTGGCAATGGTAATACTCTGTTTAAGGTTTTGCTCGATCATCTGTGAAGTAACGGACATTTTAAATTTAATCGCATTGATCTCTGCTTCACCAGCGGTCATCACATCCATAGACTGCAATTCATCTCTGACACCCCCAAGACTATCTAAAGTATCTGTAATGAAATGGCTTAATTTTGCCAAATTATTACGGGTTTTACGAACGACCTTTGCCGCTGTGAGTTTTCTTTCTTTGATATCGTGGATTAATTTTTCCCGGCCAGCAGATTCTTTATCAAATACGATAATGTCATTATCTTTTGTTTTTGATTTTTTTGACTTTTGATTGTCATTTTTAATGTCATTTTGACATTCACTGTCATTTTTTGAAGTGTCAGATTTGACAGGGTCATTGTCATGAGAGTTTTTATGACCACCCTGTTTTTCAATTTCATCATTAAGGGATTGAGCATCTTTGCCAACCAAAGATGAGATATTTTTCTTCCAGCCCTCTGAAATCGCACGGCGACGAATTACAGAAGATGCAGGGACTTCACGACCAAGTTTTTCACTTACCTGATCAGCAAGAGCCTGCCATGTGATTTTAGGTGATGACTCCCATACCAAGTGAAGCATGTTCCAAACTTCATCAGAATAACTTTTTTTTGAGGCCATTAATTAATTTCCTCAAACACGTCTAATTGCTGCACATACTCATGAGTTACTTTAGATTTTGAAGTGGTTTTTTTCATTGCTGCATCACAGCCGGCTTCAAGAGATTCCGTTACGATTTCATCACTACGCTCAACCAGATTATCCAGTAACTTGAGATTGGCTGAAACTTGTTGAGCGAGTTTAATGTCACACTCTTTTACCAGTGCTGCAAAATTATCAAAATCTTCCTTTCTAAATTTCCCAGTCCGGACCTGTGTTACTACATTTCTTGCTTGTTCAACCAATTCAAGAAAACACGAATTAGGTAATTTCGACATATGGGCCGCACCAATCTCAGAAAATGCCTCTACAATGCGTTGAATACTTTCAGATAGCATACGATGTGTACCGTTGTATAAGATACCAACTCGACTAGCATTGATATCAATTTCAGGCTCTACGGTAAAACCAAGAATCCAGTCACAGGAAACGCCGTACAATAAGCAAAGCTCTACCAATAACTCAGCATCAGGTAAAACCTTTCCATTTTCAATTTCACTAATCCGATTTTTTTGTGTTGGGTTCCGAGTATTAAAGATTTCTTTCATTACTTCAGATTGAGTATATTTTGCAAGTTTTCTCGCCTCAGATAATTTTAAACCGATTAATCTACGTCGTTCATCACTGGATTTAAAAGCCATTTTTATCGCCCCGCTAACCAACTGAAATCAACAGAACGGTTTAACCAGTCCTGTGATTGTTCTTGCATAAATACACATGAAACCCATACACAGCCGTTTTCTATGGGTTTGGCCAATTGAATTTGTTCATGAATAAAAATATTGTCATCTTTAAAGACCAAATCCTTTAATGAATCTATGATCAACTTTGGATAGTTGTCGATGTCATAACGTGGATACGTCTTTGCAGAGTAATTCTTTGTCTTAACTGGTGGTTGGGCTATTAAACGTACCTCGCATAATTCATTGATTTTCTTAAATTCAATATGATCAAGTAGCGGCTTATAAATATTATGGACATTACGCTTATAATTACGGGCAGATAAACTCAAACTGTTTCGTTGTACACCTCGTTCATCGATAGTGGCCCGCCAGATTTCATTTACGCTTAAACCATAAGGTAATTTGAGAATGATAAAACTATCACCTAAAATTAAATGTGCATCGTTGTTAGAGACATAGTGCGTATCACCGTCTATCACTTGACTTGTGCATTCAAAAGGTACAATCCGTTTAATATTCAATGCATTTTTTTGGCGAGCATTCCGTTTGGTTTTGGGTACAGCAAAAGGATCTTCCAAAGATTTGCCTTTTGATTTAAAAAAGTTGGTCCAATTGTGCCGTGTTCTACTCAACTTCAACCTCTCGATATTGGTGATGCCAAACCCGTTTATCTTCTTGCTCACCAAAGCCGCAAATGAGACAAGCAATGTCAAATCCATGTGGGCAATGAGTTTTATGAGTTTTGTTCATCATTGCCTGAATGCTACGCTGTTGCCGCCGTTGCTGGTTCGCACGTTGTTTGAGTTTTCGTTTCATTCTTCCTCACTCAGCATGATTTTTTTAATAAATTCTGCCGTCTCATTTGCATCTACTCCCAAAAATTCATCTGCACATGAGTTAGTAACAAGTTGAGAATCAGTTGAAATCTTGCAATCAATTTCCTCATAGGCTTTTTCAAAAAGTTTTTGCCTTGTCTGCCATGATGCCAACCAAATCAACCAATCGTTATTGTGAGGGCTTGAAGGGATATATCTGTAACCAAAAAAGTTTTCTGCTTCATCAAGTTTTTGCTTTAGTTCCTCATATGGCACATTACATTTTTTTGCTTCATATCGTTCAAATGCTTCCTGACATAGGCTATTCATTTTGATACTCAAATTATTTTGAGTATCAATTTTCTCTATTTCTGATAGACAAGCTTCCAGACTATTCATACTTTACCCACCTTGGCGTATGCCTGTTCCATCATTGAATGCACATCAACTTTTTGTTCTGGTGAATGATGCTTTTCAGGATTATTTTCGATAGTTTTCTGATCTTTCTTTTTAGCTTTTTCCCAAAATTGCTGTGATTCACCTGCCAATTTTGCACGTTGAAGATAGTCATGATAAATATCACGAAATGCAAAATGAGCGGCTTTCTGGCCTTCGTTTTCCAAAATCAACCGAACTTCATCAAGTGAATCTTTGGCAATTGTGGTAATTGGTTTTGACCTGTCATTCATAAAAATCATAGCTCTAGCCCAAGCATGGTCTGCCGTCCACCATTCACCGCCTGAAACACACCATGAGCGAAACTCTGGTAATTTCGGACACCACTTTTCATTGTTCATGCGAAGCAAACCACGTGCAATGTCTTGCTGTGTCAAGCCATTCAGTACGCTACAAGCTAGATTCTGTAACTCAGCCGGTGACATGTTCCCGTAGTGTTTTTCAAAGCCATCGCCATACAAAGCTTGCATACGCCCCAAGACACCATCGGCAATTTCAACCGGAAAATCAACTTGAAATAAATTTCCAAAAATTTGTAAATTACTCATGATCCACCTCACTTACATCACGCATTTGATTTTGATCAGGTGCTGAGGTTACAACGCCTGTGCCGTATTTATGCTTTGGTTTTTCAGGTTGTCGAGAGTTTTTGAAATGTGATGGTTTTTCAGTAGATTTATCAAATTCATGAGCATTGTTTTTCACAATGGTTAACCATGAATTAATCCATTTCTGCGGTGTTTGACCGATTGATTTTGTAAGCGACCATTTTCGTAATTCTGTAAATAATTCAAGATATTGATTCATATTCAACGTATGTGATTTATACGATGCTTTGGCTTGATCAATAAAATTCTGCTGCAATGCAGGATATTTTTGCTCAAGCTCCATCAGTGAGTACAAACCGTGATCTTGCATCTGGTAAACAGCATATCCAGCAATCACGTCTTGCTGCGGTGTGAAATTTTCCTCGCCCGCATTACTACCACTACTACTATTATCTATTCTATTCTGTGTCTTATCTGTTGCGATCCCGACCTGATTGGGGTTGCTATCGCCCCCCGATACGGGTTGCGATTGGGATTCGATAATTTTGGCAATTTTCTTTGTTAGTGCTTTGGATTGGGGGGCGATATTTTTTAGTCTGTAAACTGCATCGCATAGCTGATTTTGCAAATCAGAAGTATTGATCTCTATTTGCCAGCGTTTAGCATTACCTTGTGCGCCAGATATTGCACTGGCAAGCTTTTCAATCCATGCTTCCAATGCTTTCTCTGCAACAACCGGATGGTATAAACGACCATCTCCACCATCAACCCAGCCACGCAATGCATGTTCCTTAACCTTTTTCCACTTCGTCCCCATTCCAGATAAATGAGCAAGCATCTTGTCATTATTAGGAATACTAGCAGCAGGAATCTGATGCCAGCTTTTAAGCCACAAAGTCATTGATGCAACTTTTTCTGAATCATCACCAAGAATCCATGTTTCAGAATTTAATAACCTATCTATATCTAATGGCATAAATGGGAAATTAGAAACATCACACTCCTTAGGTGTAAGTGGACCTATTAAATTACTCATACCACCTCACCACAAATCTTCACTGCATATCCCCAAGCGAGAAAATTTCATCTCGCCCAGTGCTATGAGTTCTAAATCATTTTCAGTCCATTTATCCTGACCGCATTCAATTGCATGTAATGCTGCTTCTGGACGGGTATAGAATTTGCCGTTTTCATCATAGAAACCCTGATGAAGTGATTTTCCCCACTGGTTTTGAATATCTGGTACCAAACCAAGTGACAGAATGATATTGATACAATCTGTATGGCGATTGGGTCGTGGGAGAGCAACCATCAGCTCCCCGGCTTTCACTGCTACACCGGTGATCATGCTGCCCCCTGAAATTTCAATTCGTGTTTGAAGTTGGCACGTACAAGTGATTCTGAGAATTGAGGTGGAACTGAGTTACCTACCATTCGACACTGTTCTGTTTTAGTTAGTTTGAAGGTATTTCCATTTTCGTCGATCCCATATTCAATGATGTATGTTGATGGAAACCCTTGTGCCGCAAACAACTCATGCGGTTGCCACATACGAAATCCTATGTCATTAATTTGATAAAGCTGACCTTTTACCATCACTAATCCAAATCGATCACGAGTAGATATTGTGCGTAGCGGTTGCGCTATGTCATTACCATCTTTTTCATTGCCATAGAACGCAGTTAGAAAAGCTTGGACTTGAGCAAAGTGGGCTCCACTAGATGTAATTGTATGTAATGGCTCATTCTCAGCTTGACCGATATTATTATTTCTCAACTTGACTACATTGCCGACAACAATGCTATTGTGATCTTTTGCAGTAATCGTATGGATTGGCTCTCGAATATCGCTACCAATTACTCCTGTATAGTGCTTTGCAATAAATGCTGTGACTAAGGCATGATGACCACCCTTTACTCCAGCACAAATAGTTCGTAACGGTTCGTCAATTGGCATAGATCGTGGTGATGATGTATTTGCACACTCTGTTAAAACTGGTGCAACATCATTAGCTGCACTTACTGGAACAATGAACGGTTCTGGATTGTTAATCACATAACGCATGAGCCCATTTGCAATACGGCGGCAAGTTGCCTCAACTAAAGGTTTTTTACGTGTAAATATACTTGGACATGGTATTGACCAATCAACACATTCAGCGGCAGTACGCCATGGTAAAAGTTTCCCAGACTTGACTGCTTTTGATTGTGGATCTGCATGTGTTGGTCTTGGCCACTGAATAGCTAAACCATCACGACGAGCAACCAAGAAAAATCTTCTACGAATTGTCGGTGAACCATAGTCACATGCTTTCATTACACGCCATTCAACGTCATAACCCTGGTGTCTTAGTGCTCTTATAAATGAACGAAATGTTTCACCTTTATATTTCGGATCTGGTTTTCCGTCGTGCCCCACACGTCCCCATGTCTTAAATTCTTCAACATTTTCAAGCATGATTACACGTGGACGTGTTAAATCCGCCCAACGAAGCGCAATCCATGCTAATCCACGGATTTTTTTCTCAACTGGTTTTCCACCTTTGGCTTTTGAAAAATGCTTACAGTCAGGTGAAAGCCAAACCAAACCCACAGGCTGATTGTTTGTAACCTTAATAGGGTCTACATCCCATACGTTCTCGCAATAGTGATGTGTATTAGGATGATTTGCTCGATGCATTGCCAGAGCTTTAGGATCATGATTTATGGCAATATCAACTGCACGACCAAAAGCTTTTTCTAGTCCAGTAGATGTACCACCGCCTCCGGCAAAATTGTCTATGATCAATTCGTGTGGTAATAAGTTCATGCGCTCACCCCACAAATTTTCTCAATTCTCAGCTTTTGAAGATGCTCATAATCTGGATTTAGTTCACATCCTAGATAGTTGCGATCATGTTTAAGGGCGGTTGCAGCAGTTGTTCCGGATCCCATGAAAGGATCAAAAACAACATCATTGACTCGAGATCCTGCAAGAATGCATGGTTCTATTAGATCAGGCGGGAAAGTCGCAAAATGTGCGCCCTTATAAGGTTTTGTCGCTACTTGCCAAACACTGCGCTTATTTCTGGTGAGTAGGTCATATTCACTGTCTGGTCGCTGTAATCGATGTGTACCAGTGCTCTGATTGGGTATAACAGCAGCTCTTTTACTGTTTTTACGCTTGAAATTATCTCGTGAAGATCTCGAGCAAACAGCTTTCATCGTGCCGTTGTGTTTACCTACTGCTATATGACTACCTCCTTGTTCTTCAAGGTCTTGAGACAAACGTTTTAGCGAACTTTCAGCAACAGGTTCTTTAATCGCTTCATGATCAAAATAATAACGACGAGATTTACTGAATAAGAAAATATATTCATGTGCTTTTGTGCATCGATCTGTGATGCTTTCAGGCATGGGATTGGGTTTGTGCCAGATAATGTCTTGGCGCAGGTACCAGCCATCGGCTTGCAATGCGAATGCCACACGCCAAGGAATGCCTATCAAATCTTTTGGTTTTAAATTAGATTGGCTAGCATTTTGTTTGGGTAAAATTAATCCCTTCGTTTTTGGATTTTTACCATCATTTAAGCCTGTCCGAGTCATGCCACGACCAGAACCAGCATAACTGTCACCAAGATTTAACCAAAGTGTCCCATCATCATGCAGCAGCTCTCGTACTAGACGAAAAACTTCAACCATGTTCTGGATATATTCATCAATTGTATCTTCTAAACCGAGTTGACCATTAACACCGTAGTCACGTAAGCCAAAATATGGAGGTGATGTGACACACATCTGAACCTTGGTGCCCTGTTCAATAAGCTGTTGCATGGTCTGGCGGCAGTCGCCAAAATAAATTTGATTCATGCCAAATCCCCCTGTTTTATCTCAAACAAAGGAGCCGCAACTTCTTTTAAGCTTTTGACCTGCTGTTCCATATCTCTTAAAAGGTTTCCAACAACATGTTGGCTTCTCAGATAATTTTCATCACTGTTAAGTAGGTTCAGCTTGTTACGCAATGCAGTTTGAATTGCATATTGATGAGAATTAGGCTTCAACCCAAGTTGTTCACATAACTCAGTCCGAAGTTTTAATAAATACTCTTTTTCTTCACGTGCATCTTCGATAGCACGCACCAAATCAAGTTCTTTATTTTTCTGCTTTAAGTTATCTGTTTTTTGTTCTAAATGACGTTGTGCAGTATCACGATTAGCCAGAGCGATTGCTAATTGCTCACCATATTCTTTCGCAATTTTGTCATGAACATCATTTTGATAAAAACGATTGGTGTTATATTCACGAATCGACCGATCCACACCATCAATAACAAGTTTCAGCCATGCTTCCCGTGGTAAGTCCTGTAAGGGTAATAATGTAGGGCCCTTGACCATTCGCCACACATTTTCACTACGAACAATCAACCCACAGCCTTTTGACACATCATCTTTTGTGATTAAACCTTTGGGTACAGCAAAAATCACACCACTAGAATATTTTAAATAGCTTGACCACTTGCCTTTTGTGATGTCAGACCTAAAATCAGATACAGAAATTTTGCACTCATAAGCTATAGGACAAAATTTTGTGTATGACTTTGGAATTGTGTACACATCTGGACGTGGAGAACCCGCTGGTCCAAGTTGCATATCTTCCCATACAACTCGATCAGTTGAGTTTTGCAAATGCTGTGCGAGGTCGTGTGCAAGTTCATTATGTTTCCATTTCATGCCGCTTCCTCCCCAATACCAAAGCTTTTAGCCTGAGAGTCCACAACTTGTTCAGCAATCCAAAGTTTCCTTAATTGATCTTCAGCAACACCGGTATTGACCCATTCAGCTACTGCGAGGAACTCACGATATGCTGCTACTTTTGAAAATTTGGCATCAACCTTTATTTCGACTTCAATTTTTTCAATGCCAAAACTGTCCGGGATTTCTTTGGTATCTTCGAGTTGTTTTATAATTTCATTATCCAAACCATCCCAACCTTTAGTTTTTAGGCCATTACCACGGCTGATATAACAATCCTTTTTACCTTTCCATAGCTCGTAATGAGACATGCAAGGTGCAGTAAATGGAATATTTACAGTAAATATTCGATCATCAATCCCTGTCGTATCATACAAAGTGATAGAAAGATCAATATTCCACTGTTCCGGATCTTTCAAATGTCCCAGTACCAACGCAATAGCAAGATCTTGATAACCATAAGCACCGATTACAAAATGATGTGGTAATGTCCCAGCCTCAGGAAAACGATCAACTAAAGCCTTTTCCTGAATTTTTTTATCTTCGATATAATCCCTTACATCTACAGAAATAAATTTCATACTCATTTCATATGAGTATTTAATATCTTTGCGATATTCAGCAAGTTGCTGTAACTCGCGTACTTTACTCGGTGCTAATTTGTTTGGATTAAATTTTTTATTACGTTTTTTAAGCTTCGACATAGTTATCTCCGCAGTGTTTTTCAACAATTGATTTAAGTTTTTCTGAACGCTCAATGACCTTCATCTCATCTCTTATGATGTTCCATGAGGCAAGATCTATGGATTTTTGATGTTTAAGCAAACTTTCGATATAGCCTGGTCTACCCAAGGCAAATGAAAGTTTTTGCGCCCGTTCTGGTTTTGCATCACAAAATTGTTTAATGACATTCAGACGATGAATATCATATGAATTGAGCCGATGAATTTTTTTCTTTCGCAGGACTGGCTTTATAACTGGCCGTGGTTTGACTTCTGAAAAACCTTCAAGTTCGGTAATTGGAAAATTTGTTATGTCCCAGTCAAGCGGATTTTTTAAAGTATTGAGAGTGATCATGTTGCACCGCCTTCAATCACTTTGAATGTGATGCACCAAACCCATGGGTTTGCATTCCAACCTTTTTCTTTCCACCCATTTATTTCGTTCCAAAGCATTGAAAAATATTCTTCGGCACAGTAATCATCATCAGCAATCATGCCCTCAGCCACCGCATCCGCTTCTGAAATATCATTCAATCGTTCAACACGAATATTTGTGATTTCTAAAAGAATGCGGGATGCCCATTGTGGCATGTGGATTGACGAGCGTTTCTTCCCAGTTTTAACTTCGCCGTCAGCCCAGTAATGGATTGAACGTACAGGTATATTTCTTGGTAAAATATCATCAAAGCAAGCGTGAGTAGACCATGTCTCCCTAACATATAAGCGATCTCCAACCGCCCCGAATGGACATTTCACTACTCTTGGAAATGTTGATATGTATTGCTGTTCAACCGCTTTACTTATTGCTGTACCTTGCCAATAATGTGTTCCATTTGGGATAAAACCTGTAACCACAGGATGATCACAATTTAAAACTCGCCTAGTCTGCGTCTTACGACCTTCTAAAATCGCTCTGACCATCGGTGTAGAAAAAAGGATTGGGCGTTCTTTCATGCTGCCACCTCATCTTTAAAATGATTAATCACAGCCTGAATCATTGATTCGACATATTCGTAGCATGGGTTAGATTTCTTTAACGAATCACCCCAACTCCACTCCTCACCATATAAAGCATCTAATGTGTTTTGTTCACCTGAATCCAAGTGACGATATAGTCCTTCAAGGTGATTAAACTCTTGATCAAAAAGTGCGTTATACAAGCTTCTTAAAGCATCTTTTGATACCCTTTCGTCTCTATATTCGCGCAACTCTTTAATGACATCTTTTTTAATGTAGATGCGCTTAAGAATTTCATCTCCACTTTCAATAAATACATCTTCATCAATACTGTTATGACCATTAAACATTTTGTTAATCAGATAAGATGGATTAGTTTGAGCTATAAACTCTTTAAATGTTTTGGTTCCACAGTGGCCAAAGAAAGCTGTACCAACGTAATCACCTAATATCACTGTAATGCGACCACCACAGTCCGAATAAGTATTATCTGGATCAAGATAAACTAACGCCCAATCGTCCTGGTACTTGCCAATATTTTTGAGAGAGAATTTTTCCATCATAAATTCTCCACAAACAAAGCATGGATTTCTTGGACTCGTTCAGCTTCTTGTATTGCAGATTCATGATGTAATGCGATGATTTTTTGCAATCGTGCATTTTCATCTTCGAGTTGCATAATTTTGTCATTAAGACGAGTAACTTCCGTTTGCAGTAGTTCAACTTGTTTTTTCTTCTGAATGTAACAAGCTTCTATTCTATCCAATGGACTATCTGTGATCATCTCGTGCTGTTGCACGGAATGATCAATTAAACAATGCTTGCATTGCTCATCACGATATTCAGGGCACTTGCCTGCACTTTTATGTTCTGTTAAATTAGTCATGTTCGTTATCTCTCATTGGCTTTTAGTTGATGGGACAAAAATGCTCAGTTGGTCGTAACAACTGAGCTTTTTTTGTGCTTGTGAAAAGTGTGGTTCTGGATTTGATACTAATTCCAGTGCAAATTCAGGTGTCACATCAATACAGGTATCTACGGTATCTCTGGTAAGATCGAACTCAGTTTGTAGACAATTGAGTAACGCTTCTACCTCGGAGATTTCTTCAATGCATACAAACCGCACCAATTCAGATAACGACATTTTTCTTGATCGTGCTATCGCTTCAAGTTTTCGTTTTTCTTCATCAGTACACTTATGTGTAATGCTCTCGGTTAGTTTTTCGGACATTAGATTTTTTCCTAAAGGAATTGATAGCTGCTTTTTAGATTTGCTCTGTATCCATGGAATGCAGTACAAAAATTTGGCTAATAAAAAAATACTTAAAATAAGTCAGTTTGATTTTTTGATAGGTTCTTTACCATCTAGAAGATCTCGAATTTGGTATTGGCGAGATAACGAAACTTCTATTCGTCCTGTTTTCCACATACTAATTAGAGATTTTTCTACACCAAGTTTTAGGGCCAATTCGGTTTGATTGCACCCTAGCTTTAGACAAATTGCTGCAATGTCCATTTAGTCGCCACATGTTCAATATATTGAACCAATATTAGTTTAAATACATTGAACTAGTCAATAGTTAAAATAATTGAACCTAAAAAATAAAGTTGAATTAACAATGGAAACATTAGGAACTAGATTAAAACGGTTGAGAGACGAGCAAAAACTGACACTACAACAAGTAGGTAAAATTGCTGACAACTCTTCCAAAGCGACTGTGCATTACTGGGAAACAGATTATAGCGAACCAAAAGCCAAAGCTTTAAGCTTACTTGCTCGCTACTATAATGTATCTGCTGATTATCTTCTTTTTGGCTACGAGGATACTTACATGAAAAAAACAAAAGAAACTTTAAGAAAATTGGATAGTTTGATTCATGAAAAAAAAATATCCATGGATCAAATCCAAAAACTAGACTCGGAAGCTACAGGCTTTATTGAATTTTCCATTTCTAAGTTTGAGAAATTAAATTCATCAGATGATGAAGCACAAAAAACGGCGTAACTTCAAAGTTTTAGATTAAGTCTAAGATATTATGTAAATTTGTAAATGCAAATCAATTGCAATAAATATCATACTATTTTCAGTATGATTAAAGTTCTACATCAATAAATTGGTTGACTTTTTAAAAATTAATTTGTGATTAATTTTTATTTTTCTTTAAAAGTATTAACACCATAGGAGTGAATAATGTCATTAAAAGACCTTGGATTATCAGGTTTTGTTGTCGGATTACTTGTATGGGGTTTTGGCTTGGATCAGGATTCCACAGTAGTGGCACTATCGCATTGGCTATCGTACAAAGGGTTATTAGCATTATGGTTGATATCATTACTTCTTCTCGCAAAGACTCTCCTTCTTCTTTTGAAGAAGCGAGGTGAAAACAAAGATAAAGACTTATTAGATATCCAAAAAGTGCAACCCAAATATGAACCATTAAATAATCTCACTATTAAAAACTGCGTCTATTATGATCAGGATGGCAATGCGTTCTGCCCTACATGCAAAACATTAATGACCCACCAGTTGCCAGATTATTATGATGCAAATTATTGGTGGTGCAATGCATGCAAAAAATACTATGTAATAAATCCAACTGATGAAGATAAGGAATTACCTATGCCCTTTTCAACAAGAGGTTACCATGATAAAGATTATTGATTTTAACAGGTTCCAAAAACGGCTTAAGTTCAAGGTGTTGGAATAGATTTTCGTATATGCACTCTAGTCAAATGTAAATAAGTTTCAATTGCAAAAAATATTTGATTTTTAGAATATTAAAGTTATAAGGAGTTAATTATGGGTAGTATTGCTGTTGATATTATGCCTCCAGCATATTGGCAAGATTTTGAAAAGCTCACATTAGATATATGTAAAAAAAGATGGGATGATGACTATGCCCAAAGAAACGGCAGATCAGGACAAAAACAGGCTGGTGTAGATGTTTATGGTTGTAATAAAACCTCTAAGGAATTCACTGGAATCCAATGTAAAAAACGTACATGGACGTTAAAGCCTGGGGCTGATAGTCCTTGTAACACATTAACTAATAAAGAGATAGATAATGAATATTTGGCAGTAAAAGAATTCTCACCTAAATTAGATAGATTCATTATTGCAACCACGGGACCAAGAGATAAAGATTTACAAGAACATGTTAGAAAAATTAATGATACGAATCCATCAATTAAAATTACAATATGGTTTTGGGAAGATTATGTTGAATATTTAAATGATTACCCAGATTTAATGTATCGTTATTATGAAAATATATTAAAGTATCGCAGTTCATATAATTCTGATGAACATTACTTAAGATTACTTTCCATGGCTTTTGATCGACCATCAATCAGAACGCCATTCCATTTAGAAAATAGAGCCACTGATTTCATAGATGCTTTAGCTGCAACTCAAGCTGCCATATCAACAGGTTGCCTAAAAGATTCGGGCAATAAAACTATCGATCAAGCAAGAGTTCCTTCACCACTGCCGAATGAATTAAAACATGCAAAAAAATGCTTGCAAAAAGCTCGAATAATTGCAACAAATGCTATTAAAGAAGGAATAATTCAAGAGCATCACAGTGTAATTGAAATTAGGGATCCAGAAATAGCAATTAAGCTTAACAAATTGAGAGAGGAAGCTGTTAACTTTTTGAATACTGTGTTGAAAAATAATAATTTACCAACTGTAGATAATGAATTTTGGGGAGCACTATAATGATGACATGGACAATGTGATCAATTCCTAATAGTTGTTTATTCTTGCACTAAATTTACAATTGCAATATAGGTAATTACATATGATTTTAGATCGTAAATTACAGCTTGAACTGCTTAATAAAATGGCTTCCACTTATCCAGAATTTTATGATTTCAATCACGAATATTCACATGGCACTAATGAGTATAATAAAGCTGTAGCAAATTTATACTATTTACTACAACATGATTTAGTGGAAACAGGAAGTGTCTTAAGATCAAATGCATTTGATGGTTTAAAGCGTTTACAGTTTGGTACACCCACTATTAATCAAATTGGTTTAGATTTTTTAGCAGATGATGGTGGACTTTCTGCAATACTTGGAGTTATAACTGTAAAATTTGAGGCTGATCAACTAAAAGCTATTCTTGAATCTAAAATCTTGGCAGCTGATTTACCTCCTGCTGATAAGCACAAATTACTCGATGGGCTTCGATCGCTTTCTGCCGAGAGTGTAAAACACCTGACAACGAAAATTGTGGATTTGGGTTGGGATAATGTAGGTTCACTAATTCGGATAATTCAAAGCAGCCTTTCTTAACGCCTTTTGCTATGCGTTGAAATTTTAAATACCCAATAGGTTTGACATAATCCCCTACAGGCACAAAAAACTGATCACCCTCAATATCAATTTCCTCAATATAGATTTGGGTTGAATTTTTATAAAGTCGATCAGAGATAAATATAATATTATCTATTTTCAATTTAAACTCCTATTACCCTGCTATTTACAGGTTTTTCTTTTACCAATCAAAATCCTGTGATTTAAACTCAAGTTGCATTTTCAATTGTTTAAATCACTTATAAGGAACAATTTATGTACTCAATAATCTTGCGTGAAATTATTGAAAATAATGAAACAGATGGCATTCTAGTTAAAAGGCGAGAGGAAACTAGCGCTGCTTATATCCCTTTAATAGGTCAATGGCTGTCTTTAATCGATGATGAAACGGAAGTTGTTTATGAAATAGTACAGATTTCATATCCTTTGTGGAGGAACGGAGAGTCTGTAGAGATTTATATAAAACGCCTTGGAGATAAGGAGGAAGTTGAGGGTACATTGACTCGTGAGGATGAACTATAGTCGCCCAATCTGGCATTGTCTCACCTTTGTATAAGATAAAGGCGACATAGTTTGACTTTTTGTCTTTGTCGGATACTGGTTGAGATGCTGTTATCTCAACAATGTGACCATTACTTTTAATAGCAAGCATAATAAACTCCAATCCACCCATCCTTGTGATGGGTTTTCTTTTGTCTATTAAAACATAAAAATAAATTATTGTTAAATTTATTGAACAAAATAATTAACCAAAAATTCTTTATGAGTTAAATTTATTGAACAAAGCAAAAACCAGTCTTACCCCCACAAGAGGACTTAACCATGAAATCCACAGACCATACCCAGTTTATTGACGACATCGACGGCGGTGTATTTGCACAGCAGCTCGGCTATGCAATTAGTGAAGTTGCATCGGCTGTCGTAGACAACGACAAAGCTGGAGAAATCACAATCAAATTGAAATTAACAAAAGGTGTGGGTGCAAACAGCGTAACTATCGACCACAAACTGACATCTATTGCCCCACTTGCCGATGGTCGCAAATTAGAAGATCACGGTGCAAAAACATCTATGTACGTCAATAAAGACGGTGATGTCACCTTGTTTGCAAACCACACTGCCCAGCTTTTTGAAGAAAACGCTTAAATCAGGCGTTTTCAAGACCAACCCAACCTAGAAGGTAAATATCATGTCATTAGAAAATAGTGAAGTTGCAGCAGTTGTTGAACATTGCAATCCAGTTCTGGAAGTAGAGCGCGGTAGCCTGCAAGCGGTTCATCAAAACTACAAAATTTTGGACGCAGAACAGTATCAAAATGGCCGTAACCGTATCCGTGGCAAATTCGCCACTCCAATTTTTGCAGACTTTGCACAATACATTGATCATCCGAAAGTAAACCAACCTACACCAGTTTTTGTATCTCGTGATGATGTCAAAGCCGTCGCTGTGCTGAATTACATCGAAGTTGGTTATGACCAAGGCCATTGCGACCACACTGCAACTTTACAACTCGATCCAACAGTAGTTTGGAAAAAATTAACCGGTCTTAAAGACACCAAGCTTGATCAAAAACGCTTTGCAACCTTTTTGGAAGACTGGGCAACTGTGTTGACTGCGATTGATGCAGATGACAATAAAATCGATATTAAAGATGCGATTACTGCTGTTCGTAATATGAAAGTAGATGTCAACTTATCGACTGATGCAGAAGTTGAAAACACCCGTGAAGTCCGCACCGCACAAACTGCTATCGCTGCTAAAGCAAAACTTGGCCAACTCCCTGCAAAATTCAAAATTTCTGATACCGCTTATGTGGGTCTTGATAAAAAAGAAATCGAATTGCGCCTAATCGTAAATGGCGGTAGCGGTGAGCCTATTTTCGCAATCCAGATTGTGAAAGAAGAAATCTTGGTAAATGAAATTATCCAGGAATTTAAGCAAAAAGTAATTGATTTACTGCCAGAACAACAAGTTCTGATCGGCACATTCCAAGCGTAATTCTTAATTTTTAAGCAGTAAAAAGCCCCTCTGAACGGCTAAATCTGAAGGGGCTTTTCACAACAAGGACTCTAATATGTCACAAATAAAACCTCAATTCAAGCTCGCACTAGGCGCAATAGCGTTGATGTGCATGCTCGGATTTGTTCAAGTCAAATCCGAAGAACCAAACAATCCGCAAAATTCTCTCTATGTAGAGCCGTGTCAAGTGGATTACACCAAGCTTAATCACGTGACTTGCACTGCCTATATATCAATTGCGGGTAAAGAATATCAAGCACTTATTGAATCAGTGGATTACACATATTTGACGGACGTAAGCGTTGAGTATGTGCTGATCGAATATCCCGGCGATGCAGTCATCGAAAAGCAGATCAACAATGAGTTGATTGCGTACTTTGATGATCGTCGTACGGCTTGGTTCCGGAGAGTTTAAACATGAAAATCAAAGAACAATTTTTTGTTATCAAGAATCTAAAGACTGGGCAGTTTGTTTGCAGTGTTGGGTCTGATAATCATAAATCCTCTTTCACACGTTTACTTACTGCTGCTAAATGCTTTCAAACACATGAATGTGCAGAAGATGCAATTGAAACCATCCGTGTATTTTTTACAAGCAAGGAAGCGGAAGCTGCTAAAGCCGATGATCATCCTGAATATCGTATAGAAGACGCACAGCGAAATTATGAAAAATTCGCCAAAAATCTTGTTATTTGCAAACTAACAAGAACTCACTCTATTTCAAAAGGAGTTGAACGATGAATACACAAGTAGATCGTGACCAATTTCTTGCAGGTCGTAAAAAAGGCATCGGTGGTTCTGATGTCGCGGCAATTCTGGGTTTTAGCCCGTATAAATCCCCTTACGCCCTGTGGTTGGATAAGACCGGACGATCTGAAAAGAAAGAATCTCAAAGCGAGTCAGCGCATTTTGGCAACTTGCTCGAAGATGTGGTAGCCAAGGAATTTTCACGTCGTACTGGCATGAAAGTTCAACGTGTTACTCAGCAATTATCTTTAGATGAGCATCCGTGGGCTTTGGGAAATATTGATCGAGCAATTATTAATCCTGAAATTGCTGGCAATGTACGGTTTAAAAATGGAGAACTGACCACTGACAAGCTGCTCGAATGTAAGACTGCAAGCGAATATATGAGCAAACTTTTTGGAGAGGAAGGTACGGATCAGGTTCCGGATTATTACCTTACACAATGCCTTTGGTATTTGCTCATTACAGGTTGTAAAGAAATTCATCTTGCTACACTGATTGGTGGCAACAAATTTCGTATGTATCGCATTGAACGTGATGAAGATTTGATTCAGTCAATTTTCAGCCAAGTAAAGGCATTCTGGTTCAACCATGTTATTGCTGATGTACCACCCGACCCGACTTGTTTTGATGATGTTTTACATCGTTGGTCAAAGCATATAACCGGCAAACAGGTTGAAGCCGATTTTGAGCATATCAAACTTGGCGAAGAATTTGTTGCAGTTCAAAGTCGCCAAAAAGCAGATAAAGCACGTGAAGATGAAATTAAATTAAAGATCGTCTCCACCATGCAAGATGCTGAAATGATGATTAGTCAAGGCAAAACCCTATTCACCTATAAAGAACAATCCTCTACCCGTATTGACAGCACGCTGTTGAAAAAGGAAGAACCAGATTTATTTGCGAAATACAGCAAAACATCCAGTACCCGTGTTTTCCGTATCTCAAACAAATTTAAAGAAACAATTTAAGGAATTTTATTATGAATACAGCAGTAAGCGTACCAAACAATACTATGCCAGCACCTATCACAGCTTTCGATATTATGATGAATCCCGAAATGATGTCTCGTTTCGAGAAGTTGGCTGAAACGATGGCATCGTCTAAGTTTTCTGTACCAAAGCACCTTCAGAATAACCCAAGTGACTGTCTTGCAGTAATTATGCAGTCCGTACAATGGCAAATGGACCCATTTGCAGTAGCGCAAAAAACACATCAAATCAATGGCACCCTTGGTTATGAAGCGCAGCTTGTAAATGCTGTAATCATTAACCGTGCACCAGTCACAGGTCGCTTGCAATTTGAGTGGTACGGCGATTGGGCAAAAATTAATGGGAAAGAAGATAAGTCGTGGGATAAAGGTGTAAAGGTCTGGGCAACATTAAAAGGTGAGACAACACCACGCGAAATCACTCTATCAATGGGACAAGTAGGTCCTGTTCGCAACTCACCATTATGGCTTGCTGATCCACGCCAACAACTTGCTTATTTAGCTATTAAGCGTTGGTCTCGTTTATATACACCGGATGTAATCCTAGGTGTTTACACCCCTGATGAAATCGTTGAACGTGAAGAAGTAGATGTTACACCTGCTCAATCACAAGTAAAAAAACATCAAGGTGCGGGTGGTCTCAAGGCTCAGATGGCTGAACGTGAGCAGCAACAGGAAGCTACTGTCATTGATATGGAATCTCAGGCACATGATAGTGCACCTTATGATGTAGATGGTGCAATAGATCACATTAAAAAATTGAATACCATTGCCGAACTCAAAGAGTTCTCAAAAGCAATTCCTAGCGATATTGCAGAAGATCAACAAGCCAAAATTAAAGAAACATACAGTACACAATATCGCTTTGTTCAGGTGCTTGATGGTATCGAAGCTGCAAAATCACTTGAAGCATTGGATGGAGTTATGGCTAAAAGCTTTGAACCACATTCCGCAAACTTTAATGATCCTCAGACTAATGCGATTAATTTGAGTTATGAGCAAAAACAAGCAGCTTTAACGGCTTAATCATTGGCATGCGGTGCCCTCAGTTTTGAGGGTGCCAATAGGAAGATAGGAATATGAACCCAACTATTGAACAACAAAATGCCATAGATATGGCATTACGTGGACAATCATGCAAAGTGACTGCCTATGCAGGTGCCGGTAAAACATCTACGCTTAAACTTATCGGGAATGCTAAAACCGGTCAGGCAGGCATGTACCTGGCATTTAACAAAGCTATCGCAACTGAAGCACAGGCAAAGTTTAACCAAAATGTAAAATGCAGAACTTTTCATAGCCTTGCTTATAATTCAGTTCCAAGATGGTTGACCAATAAATTAAAGAATCGTCGCTTGATGTCAAACCAATTGGCATCTCGTCATGATCTTGAAAATTATCAGGTGCCAGTGGCATTGGTCAAACAACGTGGTGAGGATGACCGGAAGCGTTTATTTAATTCTAAACATATGGCTACCGCAATGATGAACGCTGTGGGATATTTCTGCCGTTCCAACCATGTGGAGATCCAGTTAGCACAGGTCTATGCTGCACTACCCGACTGGATGGATGATACATACCGTGCTGAACTTGCCAACATTCTTTTACCTAAGGCTAATGATTACTGGAATGACATTTTAAATCCTGCTGGCATTAATCGTCTCGAACATGACCATTACCTAAAATATTGGGCATTGAGCAATCCAGTGATTAATGCCGACTTCATTTTATTTGACGAGGCACAGGATGCTGATCCAATCATGTTGAATGTTTTGAGCAAGCAACGTGCTCAAGTCATCTATGTAGGTGATCGTCACCAGCAAATCTATGCGTTTCGTGGTGCTGTCAATGCAATGCAATCACTGGAAATTGCTGAAACACGTTTAAGTCAGTCATTCCGTTTTGGTCAAAACATTGCCGACCTTGCCAACAAAATTTTGTTCAATGTGCTGGATGAGGAAATTCCACTACGTGGTTTTAAGCAGATCGATTCCCATGTTTGTGAAATTGGCAATGAAATTGCCGATGCATTTATCTATCGCACCAATGCCGCTGCCCTCTCCAACATGGTTGAGCTGGTCAAAATTGGACGTGAACCACGTCTTGAAGTTGATACAACATCATTATTAAAAAATATTGAAGATGCCAAAAAAGTTAAATCTGGTATCAAAGTACATGATGGTAGCGTGTTTGAAGGCTTTAGTAATTGGGAAGAAATCACTGAGTACACAAACGAAGTTACCGGAAATGATCTTAAACCGCTGGTCAGTCTGATTAATTCAGTAGGTGAAAATGCATTAATTGAAGCATTGCTCAAAAGCAACTCTAGCGATTATGACTGCATTGTCACCACAGCCCACAAATCTAAGGGTCTGGAATTTAACAAGGTCAAACTTGGTGATGACTTCTTCTATAAAGAATCCGCTAGTGATGGTGAGAAAGTCTTAACGGACGATGAAGCAAGACTTTTATATGTCGCTGCAACCAGAGCTAAAAAACAGCTTGATATTACGGCTCTAAATCCGTTGTTCAAAATTATTGGTGGTACCAAGATTCAGAAACTTAACCCTGAATTGGTCGAGTAATTCCACGTTAGCCAGAAAGGATGTTGGCTCTATCTAGGCCGTGTAGGAATCGTGAAAGGTGATCCTGACCAAGCCCACCACTGCAATGGTGCAAGCAAAGAGTAACGAGGTGGAACAACGGTTAGCCAAGCATTCATATTGCAGCATGCCCCACTGTGGCGATACGGGGTAACAGATTAATTTAAATAGATAGGTATTAAAAATGAAAGAAGCAATTTTAACTCATGCAAAGATTGATGAACTGATTCAATCAGATAGTAAAAACCTTTTTCGCGATGTTCTTGCAATTATCGAAAAACCCGTAATTGAGAGCGTTCTTATTCGATGCCGTGGCAATCAAACTGCCGCCGCTGAAATTCTTGGTTTAAACCGAGGCACCATGCGCCAAAAAATGAAAAAACTTGGCATGTTGAAGTGAGGGAAATACAGATGCCTAAAGTAAAAACAGAATATCTCCAAATTGGTGAAATCAGCGGTACACCGGATCAGGTTGCGAAACAGATTTATCATCGAATTATTGGTCCAATGGTAGAGGCAATGGATAAAGAAGATCCAGAACAGGCCAGATTATTTGCGATGCATATTTTCGGGTTAAGCACTTCAATGCTGGCTGATACTTTACCAACAAAGTCTTTTGAAAGATTTGTGACAACAACACGCGACACTGTAGTAGGAATACTCAAAAAAGAGCGTGGCGAGTTAAAAAATTAATTATTTTTTGAGGTGCTGTGATGCCAAATGAAATTTTAGAAGCATTGCTTGAGTTGGGTCTAACACCTATTGACTGGGTTGATGCAAGTCAATTTTCTAAACTCACTGGCATTGCCGAGGAAAAACTTAATCATCGTCGCAAAAAATGGCCACAAGATATAGTCTGGTCAAAACAAGACGGAAATATATATTTTTCGATAAAGGGTTATAATCAATGGCTGACAGAACAAGCCCAAAAGCGTTACCAACAGGCGTCCGGATACGCAATGGATCAATCCAAATCTACTTTGAACGTAAAGGAAAAGAATACAACATCACACTCCCGCACCCCACGACTGCGGAAGGTATTAGCGCAGCCAGTAAAATTAGAAGCGACCTAATTACTAAGGCTGAATGGGGTATTTTGACTGATGAAGACATTGCTAAAGCAAAAGGTATTACTGTAGAAAAAGAGAGCGTTATCGTAGGTAGTGGCGTTTTATTTCAAGAGGTTGCTCAAAAATATTTACGTTTATGGGATGGCGACCTTAATACCAAAAAAGGATATGTAAATACTCTAAATTTTCACTGGATGCCTCACCTTGCACTAGTACCTATTCACACCATATCTCACGACGACCTTAGGGAATTAATCGTATCTAAAGAGTTCACTACCGCCAAAACTTTAAATAACTGCTTGATTCCCCTCCGTGGTGTTTTTGAAACAGCCATGAAAAGTAAGATTATTACTGAGAATCCAATGGCTGGTATCGAAAATAAGAAAGTACAAATAGGCATTCCCGATCCATTCAGCCGTGAAGAAATGAATGCCCTTCTGGATTGGCTTGATAAAAATATGATCAGTGAGGATCGATTTTACTATTGGTATTTCGAGTTCGCATTCTGGTCCGGTTGTAGGCCGTCAGAAATGCTCGCCTTAAAATGGAATGATATAGATTGGTTTAACAGTACAGTCCGGATCAGTAAAAGCCGAGTAAGAGGTATTGAAAAACCTGTGACGAAAACACATACCATCAGGGATGTATGTCTGAATGAGAGATCTAAACAAGCCTTGACAGAAATACGCAATCTCAGACTTCATCCTAACTATGTAATGTATTGCCCTGAAACTGGTGAGCCTTTTTATAGTGAACAACCCGCACGTGATCGTTTGGTTGAAGCCATGCAAGGCTGTTTTATCCGGCACCGCCCTGCATACAATACCAGGCACACGTATGCCACAATGATGCTGATGGATGGGCTTAATCCGGTATTTGTCGCCTCGCAGCTTGGTCATAGCTTAGAGATGTTAATGAAAAGATACGCTAAGTGGATGAATGGCGATAAAAACAAAATCGAGATGTCAAAGCTGAATACAAATTAG